TGCAGATTTTGGTCTGTACGGAACCCGGGGGTTTCGCGGTTTCCCCGAAATGGGGTCTGACCTGCGGTTTTCGCCAACACTTGTTGATTCCCGAAATGGGAGGAAGTCATGCCACCTGTACCTAAAGATCCTTCTGTGCGTGCTCGTCGCAATAAGTCTTCGACTCGGGCTACGTTGTCGGCGGATCATGATGTGGTGGCGCCAGACCTGCCGGATGGTGTTGCGTGGCATCCGTTGACGGTGCGCTGGTGGAATGACATTTGGGCGTCGCCGATGGCCCCGGAGTACACAGACTCGGATATCAACGGGTTGTTCCGCGTGGCGATGCTCTATAACGATTTTTGGACTGCCGATAACGCGAAGGCGCGTGCGGAGGCTCAGGTTCGGTTGGAGAAGGCCGACACTGATTACGGGACGAATCCGCTGGCCCGTCGCCGTCTGGAGTGGCAGATTGAGGCCACCGAGGATTCGAAGGCAAAGGGGTCGAAGCGGCGGAAGTCGGAGGCTGCGCCGGTGTGCCCACCGGAGCCTGGTGACGATCCTCGTTTGAAGCTTGTGACCTGACGGCCTTATGGCTGTCTTGCAAGTCCCTCCTGTGGATTTAACGTTTCCTACGTTAGGTCCCCAGGTGTGCGACTTCATTGAGGATCGGATGGTGTTCGGCCCTGGCTCACTGTCGGGGCAGGCCGCGCGTCTCGATGATGAGAAGCGCGCGCTGGTGTATCGGCTGTACGAGCTGTATCCGCGGGGGCACCGGTTGGCTGGCCGTCGGCGGTTCGAGCGGGCTGGCGTCGAACTCAGGAAGGGCGTCGCCAAGACCGAGTTCGCGGCGTGGATTTGCGGTGTGGAGCTGCACCCGGAGGCGCCGGTTCGGTGTGACGGGTTTGACGCCGCCGGCAATCCGGTGGGGCGTCCGGTTCGTTCTCCTGTGATTCCGATGATGGCGGTCACCGAGGAACAGGTGTCGGAGCTTGCGTTCGGTGTGCTGAAGTACATCCTGGAGAACGGCCCCGATGCTGATCTGTTTGATATCAGCAAGGAGCGGATCGTCCGGTTGTCGCCTTCGGGTGGTGAGGATGGGTTCGCTGTTGCTGTGTCGAATGCTCCGGGGTCTCGTGATGGTGCGCGGACAACGTTTCAGCATTTCGATGAGCCGCACCGGTTGTTTATGCCGAGGCATCGTGACGCGCACGAGACGATGTTGCAGAACATGCCGAAGCGGCCGATGGAGGATCCGTGGACGTTGTACACGTCTACGGCTGGGCAGCCTGGGCAGGGCAGCATTGAAGAGGATGTGCTTGCCGAGGCGGAGTCTATCGCCAGGGGTGAGCGTCAGGACCCGTCGTTGTTCTTCTTCCGCCGTTGGGCTGGCGATGAGCATGATGATTTGTCGACGGTGGAGAAGCGGGTTGCTGCTGTCGCGGATGCTACCGGTCCTATTGGGGAGTGGGGTCCGGGTCAGTTTGAGCGGATCGCGAAGGACTACGACCGTACCGGTATTGACCGCGCGTACTGGGAACGTGTCTATCTGAATCGGTGGCGTAAGTCGGGCTCGCAGGCGTTCGATATGACACGCCTGGTGCAGTGTGATGAGACGGTCCCAGATGGAGCGTTCGTCACCGCTGGGTTTGACGGGTCGCGGTGGAGAGATGCGACGGCTGTCGTGGTCACTGAGATTGCGACGGGCCGGCAGATGTTGTTGGGCTGTTGGGAGCGGCCCGAGAACGTCGAAGAGTGGGAAGTCCCTGAGCATGAGGTGACTGCGCTCGTTGTGGACATGATGTCTCGGTTTGAGGTGTGGCGCATGTACTGCGATCCGTGGGGCTGGGATTCGACGATCGCCGCGTGGGCGGGCCGTTTCCCGGATCGGGTTGTGGAGTGGGCCGTTGGTGGCGGCGGCAGTTTGAGGCGTGTGGCTGCTGCGACGCAGGGTTATGCCGATGCGTTGGCGACTGGTGACGCGGTGCTGGCTGCCAATGTGTGGCGGCCGAAGTTTGTTGAGCATATGGGTCATGCGGGGCGGCGTGAGCTGAAGCTGGTGGACGATACGGGCCAGCCTCTGTGGGTGATGCAGAAGCAGGATGGCCGTTTGGCCGACAAGTTTGATGCTGCGATGGCGGGGATGTTGTCGTGGGAGGCGTGTGTTGATGCGCGTCGTGATGGTGCGCATCCGCGCCCGAAAGTGTTTGCGCCTAGACGGATCTACTAGTCGCGATAGAGACAGAGAGGGGGTCAGCTGTTGACTGCTTCAACGCCAGCGGAATGGCTCCCGGTGCTGACGAAGCGTATCGACGACGGAATGTCGCGGGTGCGTTTGTTGGCGCGTTACTCCAATGGGGATGCTCCGCTTCCTGAGTTGACGCGGAACACGTCTGCGGCGTGGCGTTCGTTCCAGCGTGAGGCGCGCACCAACTGGGGTCTGATGGTGCGTGATTCGGTTGCTGACCGGATCATCCCGAACGGAATAACGGTTGGTGGTTCTGCCGATAGTGATTTGGCGTTGCGGGCGCGGCGCATTTGGCGGGATAACCGCATGGACTCTGTGTGTAAGCAGTGGGTCAAGTATGGGCTGGACTTCGGCGAGTCGTATTTGACGTGCTGGCGTCGTGATGACGGTACGGCGACGATCACAGCTGATTCTCCTGAGACGATGGTTGTCAGTGTTGACCCGTTGCAGCCGTGGCGGATCAGGTCTGCGATGCGGTGGTGGCGGGACCTCGATGCCGAGTCGGATTTTGCGATTGTGTGGTCGGGTGACGGGTGGCAGAAGTTCGCCCGTCCGTGCTTTGTGCAGTCGTCGTCCCGGCGCAGGCTGGTGACGCGAATCTCAGACTCGTGGGTTCCGGTTGGTGATGCTGTAGTGACTGGTTCTCCGCCGCCGGTGGTGGTGTACCAGAACCCTGATGGCATGGGCGAGGTGGAGCCTCACATTGACATCATCAACCGGATCAACCGGGCTGAGCTTCAGTTGTTGTCCACGATGGCGATCCAGGCTTTCCGTCAGCGGGCGTTGAAGTCGACGGAGCATGGATTGCCGAAGGTTGACGAGAACGGCAACGCGATCGACTACGCCTCGATCTTTGAGGCCGCGCCGGGAGCGTTGTGGGAGTTGCCCCCTGGGGTTGATATCTGGGAATCGCAGACGAACGACTTCACTCCGATGTTGTCGGCGATCAAGGAGCATATTCGACAACTGTCGTCGGCGACCAAGACTCCGCTGCCGATGCTGATGCCGGACAGCGCGAACCAGTCAGCTGAGGGTGCGCACAACATTGAAAAGGGTTTCCTGTTCAAGTGTGAGGATCGGTTGTCGATAGCGAAGATCGGTCTTGAGGCCATCTTGGTTAAGGCGTTGCAGATTGAGGGCGAATCGGTTAAGGACACAGTGGATGTGTCGTTTGAGTCGCCTGACCGTGTGACGCTGGGGGAGAAGTATTCCGCAGCATCTCTGGCTAAGGCGGCCGGCGAGTCGTGGGCGTCTATCCGGCGGAACATCCTGAACTACAACGCCGATCAGATCAAGCAGGACGATCTTGATAGGGCGCGTGAGCAGATAACTTTGTTCGCCCAGCGTCCCCAGGAAGATGGATCACGCTGAGTATGCGGCTGCGACCGCTGAACTGAGGCGCAGACTGCTCGAATATGTGTCCGCAGCGTGGACATCGGTAACGCTGTCTGACAGTGGACTGCAAGAGCTGACATCTTCGGTGGCACCAGTTGTCCAAGCGGCCCAAGAGTCGATGGCTGCCATGACTTCGGTGTACATCGCAGAAGTCACCCAGCAGTCACCGGTGCAGGCCGTCGAGGTCTCCAAGATTCGCGGTGTGCCGTCGGAGAATGTGTACGCGCGGCCCGTGATCACAGCACGTACGGCACTGTCGGAAGGTAAGAGCGTCGCAGCGGCACTCCGTGCCGGTCAGCGCCGTATCGAGAACCTGGCGGGCACCGACCTGCAACTTGCAAAGACGCACCAAGCTAGGGCGTCGTTCGCCCGCAGCGGCGTCCAGTTCTACCGCCGCGTCTTGACCGGAAACGAGAACTGCGCGCTGTGTGTCATCGCATCAACCATGCGGTACCGCAAAAACTCGCTGATGCCCATTCATCCGGGCTGCGATTGCGATATTGACGTGATCCCCCCGGGGATGGACTTCGACACAATCAGCACGAAGCTTCTCAACGAGACGCATGACCAGGTGAAGGCGTTCGCGGACATCGCAGACCGCGGCGGCCGCGCCGTCGACTACCGGAAGTTGATCGTCACTCGCGAGCACGGCGAGGTCGGGCCGGTCCTCGCATGGCGTGACCAGAAGTTCTCAGGCCCCAAAAGCATCCAGCGCTGACCCCCGGCGGTCTGGATAACGCACACATGTCCCGTAACGGGGCATGTCACAAAGAAAACCCATCCGCAAAGGAAACAAACCCTCATGTCTGATGATGTGACAGCAGAAACGTCGGAACACAGCGCCGTAACGGAGCCAGTGGAACCGGCAGGCGACCAGGACGCAACCGCCACGGTTGAGGAGCCCACGCAAGCTCCGAAACCAACCGAGACGGTCGAGTTCTGGAAGAAAATGGCCCGCAAAAACGAGGCGCAAGCCAAGGAAAACTACGCGGACGCCAAGAAATGGCGCGAGTCGCAGGAAAAAATCGGCGACGACCCGCTGGCCCGGATCGAAGAACTGGCACGAAAGTTCGAGACGGCTGAGCGTGAACGCATCCGAAGTGATGTGGCACGTGAAACGAAAGTCGATCCGGAGTTCATTCATGGCGACACCGAAGAAGAGATGCGCGAATCCGCCGACCGGTGGAACGAGTTCGTCAACAAGCGGATCGAAGAAGCGCTGAAGGCCAAAACGGCATCGTCGGCCGTGCCGACGTCGGAAGTCACATCAGACAAGAAGGTTGAAGGCCCGAAGCCTCTCACACCGGCTGAGTATGCGGCGCTGCCGCCTGCCGAGCGAAAGAAGGCGCGAGAAGAGGGCCGACTCGACAGCTATCTACGTGGAGAACTCCACTAACACAGAAGGGAGCCAAAAATGGCTTTCAACAACTTCATTCCTGAACTCTGGTCGGACATGCTCCTGGAGGAGTGGACCGCCCAGACCGTTTTCGCCAACCTCGTCAACCGCGAGTACGAGGGCATCGCAAACAAGGGCAACGTGGTCCACATCGCTGGCGTGGTGGCACCTACCGTCAAGGACTACAAGGCCGCTGGCCGGCAGACCTCGGCGGACGCGATTTCCGACACCGGCGTCGATCTGCTCATCGATCAGGAGAAGTCGATCGACTTCCTCGTCGATGACATCGACCGTGTTCAGGTCGCTGGTTCGCTGGAGGCCTACACCCGTGCTGGTGCCACGGCCCTGGCCACCGACACCGACAAGTTCATCGCTGACATGCTGGTGGACAACGGAACCGCGCTTACCGGTTCGGCGCCTACGGACGCTGATGATGCGTTCGACCTGATCGCTTCTGCGCTCAAGGAGCTGACGAAGGCGAACGTCCCGAACGTGGGGCGTGTCGTTGTCGTGAACGCGGAGATGGCGTACTGGCTGCGTTCGTCCGGGTCGAAGCTGACCAGCGCGGACACCTCCGGCGACGCTGCTGGTCTGCGGGCGGGCACCATCGGGAACCTGCTGGGTGCCCGGATCGTGGAGTCGAACAACCTTCGGGACACCGACGATGAGCAGTTCGTCGCGTTCCATCCGTCGGCCGCTGCGTATGTGTCGCAGATCGACACCGTTGAGGCGCTGCGCGACCAGGACAGCTTCTCCGACCGTATCCGCGCTCTGCACGTGTACGGCGGCAAGGTTGTTCGCCCGACTGGTGTGGTCGTCTTCAATAAGACGGGCAGCTAGCCACAGCGATGTTGCTTGCTACCGCCGATGACGTTGCTGCTGCGCTTGGATTACCGGGCGCAGCAGCGCTCACACCGGAGCAGTCTTCCCGTGTGGATGGCGTGCTGGGACGTGTCAGCGACACCTTCCAGCGCGTCACCGGGCGGGTGTTCACCACAGGGGCCACTCGGGTGCGGGCGCAGGTCGTCAACGGGCGCGTGTGGCTTCCTGGTGTGGTGGATGAAGTCGAAGCAGTCACGCTTACCGGTGGAGAAGAAGTCGACTTCAACCAAGACGGTAACTATGTGGATGTCACCCAAAATGGGTGCCCCCTCGTTACCGGCACAGTGGTGATCGTCGAATATGTTGGCGGAGGTGTGCCCGACTCTGTAACAGAGTTCGTGGCCGCGGTCGCCGCACGTCACCTGACGGTGACGCCGGGTTCGGTTTCATCGCAGGCGGTATCGCTGACGGCAGGGCCGTTCACCCAGCGGAATGCAGAGTGGGTGTCCGGGACGGCAGTGTTCACCCGGGACGAGTTGGAAGATGCGAAGCGGTTCGCTAACCCTGCACCTACGATCACGATTCACAGGCTATGACGTTCCCAACTCCGTACACGGTGACGCACTATCCGCACGTCGGTGACACGTCGGATGGTTTGGGGAACACGGTTCCCCAGTTCGGTTCCGGGGTGTCTGTTCCAGTGATTCAACTCGCCCCGCATGTGCAGGTGGTGGGGACGTATTCGATTGTGGAAACCGAAACGATCGATGTTGACCTGTACTTGCCGCCCGGTTCGCCGGTGAAGGTGAAAGACCGTGTGGGGTACGGGTCAGATGTGTTCGATGTGGTTGCGGTTCGTGACTGGAACATGGGTTTTCACGGTTGGGCGCCGGGTTTGGTGGCGGAGCTGCGGAAGGTGTGATGAATCGTGGCTAACGGTCCAACGAGGAAGAACCCTTTGGCGAAGTTCGGTGTGCGGCTGGACGATTTCGACAAACTGCCTGAGGTGAATCAGGGCGTCAACGAGTTCATGGACGACGAGGTTGTTGCCGCGTGGAAGAACAATTCTCCCGTGGGAACCGGTGCCTACCGTGATCTTGTTCAGGTGACGGAACGGTCCACGAACAAGGGTCGCGGGAAGGTCGGCGCGACTGATCCGCAAGCGCATCTCGTGGAGTTCGGGTCGGCGCACAACGACGAGTACGCGCCGGCGCAGAAGACAGCTAAACAGTTCGGCGGCACCGCGTATGGCGACTGATTCAGCGCCGAGTATCCACCGTGTGTTGGTGGCGTGGCTGTCCCCTTTGGGGAAGGTTTCTACTCGCCGTTTGTCGGGTGATCCGTTGCCGCATCGTGTGGTGCGTCGTGTCGATGGGCGTGATGTTCCCGAAGAGGGCAGCGATGTGGCTGTTGTGTCGGTGCATACGTTCGCCGCGTCTGATGAGGCCGCTGAGAATGAGGCCGAGTTGACGCACCAACGAATGCTGGAGCTCGTCGTTAACCCGCTGACGGAGATACCGGTCGGCGGTGGTGTTGTTGCGCGTATCGACTATGCGCGTGTGCTGATGAAACCGGTCCTCGTCGAGTATGACGACGACGGCCACTTGGTGCGGCATGTGGGCCGCTACGAGATCGGTGTTCAGTACATCTAATTGAAGTTTCAGCCCTGACAAGGGGCCTGGCGGATAGTGCCGGGTCCCTTTTTGTTCGCCGGAAATTTTCGCAATCCGGTCCCTTATCCAAAATGAGAGGAGCGTCCCTATGACGCAGCCATTGACCGGCACCGACTGGAGCGCCGGCGGATTCACTGACATTCACAAGCCGTTCATCGAGCGTGGCGGCCTGCAGGCGGTGTTCATCCGCGACAATCGCGGTGCCGCGACGGACATGTCGCCGTTCGAGGATGATTGCGTGACGGTGAAGTGGTCGCCGTACGCGCAGGACGGCAAGCTTCGCGACGACCTTTTCATCCGCCGCAAGGTGAACGGCAAGTACGAGTACAACACCGACCCTAATGAGGGTTGGTGGCACATCGGCTGCAACCCTGAGGATGGCGGTGCGGAACGTGAACCGGACGTCACCTCTGACGATTTGATGGTGTTGCAGTCGAAGTTCCCGGTCGATTCTGAGGTGACGGAGAAGTCGTATTCGGTGCGGTTCGTGGCGCTCGGTACGGCCGATCCGCTGATTCACCGGCTGGAGTCGGAACTTCCGTTGTGCGACAACGCCGGTAATCCGCTGGTCGCGCTTCCCGGTACCCCTGACTATGGCGAGGGTCCGCTGCTCGACGCGGATTCGGCGGAGTACCAGCTGCTGCTGCTGTATGCGCGCCGCACCTCGGGCGGGTTCATTTACCGCGCTGAGGGTTATCCGGCGGTCAAGCTGGATGACCAGGCGTCCAAGCAGCGGTCGAAGACCGATCCTGACGCGGCCGATCTGACGTACAAGGTGCTGCCGAACGAGTACTTCATGCGGCCCGATCCGGCTGGGACGATTGCCCTGGTTCCCGGCTACTTCTACGTGTGGATGGGTGGCCCCGGATGGGCTGAGCAGTACTCGGACGGCAGCTAGCCAGAAAAGCCCCTGCCGGGTGGGTGTTTGTGGCGCGCCGCATGGTGCGTCCGGGGCTGGCCCCCACCCGGCAGGCCCCTCTCCTCAGCCCCGTCTTTCAGCCCCGTGATTGCGTGAAAGGAAGCCCCAAATTCTCATGACTACTTCGAAGCCCACCAACAATGGCGCCGCGGCCCGTGAGCAGGCCACCGAGTTTGATTCCCCGTTCGCTGATCGTGTCCTTCGGTTCGACGACGGAACTACGATGTCGATCCCGCCTCACCCGAATCTTCGGATGCTCGACGACGACGCTCTGGAAGCTTACGAGGCGTACCTCGAAGAGATCGAAACTTACGACCGGGATCCTGACCTGTACATCCCGGAGCAGAAAGTTAAGGACCGAGACGGCAACGAGATGGTCCTGCCGGCGGAGACCCGCCCCGGCGCGGTGAAAGGCCCCCCGTACTACAAGGACGGTAAGCGTGTGTCGCCGCCGCGTGAAGTGCGGATCGTTCAGGTCGTGTTGGGAATGGACTCCTACGAGGTGTTGCGGTCGAAGAAGATCAACGGGCGTCCCGCTGGTGCGCGTGATGTGTGGCGGGCGTGGACGGAGCAGGGTTTCTCGATCGCGGAGCGAGCTGAGTCCGACTCGAAAAGTGATGGAGGCCCAGTGGTTTTGGAGACTGTATCCGAGGCAGATAGCGAGTGATCTGCGGCGCTTCTTCGGGTTGAGTGTTGCGGATTGGCATCAGGGCAGGCTGTCCAGTTTGGAGTTGCTGGACCTGTTCGGGGTGCGGTTCGTGGACAACACCGAGGAGCGCGTTCGGGAGTTGTATGTGGATTTCGCTCCTGTTGATGGTGCGGTGGCGCGGGCTGTTCGTGGTGGGCGTTGGTCTGAGCCGGAGTTGATCGCGGCGGAGACGTATAACGAGATCGCCAGGTTTCGAGCGTCGTTTCATGCGTCGAAGAGTCGTAAGGCTGTGTATGAGCCGTTTGCGTTTGAGGATCCGGTTGATCGGCTGGAGAAGGCGCGTGCGTCGGTTGAGGCGCATGAGTTGCAGCGTGAGGTTGAGGCCGATCTGTTCGGCTGGTGACGGGGAGGTGAGTGTCTGATGCCTATCTACGTGGACATTATTTCCCGTCTTGATGAGCGTGCTGCTGCGGTGGCGGCGAAGAACATTGAGCGTGAGATGGAGGCGGCTGGGGCGCGCGCGGGGTCGTCTGCTGGTCGTGCGATCGGTGAGAATGTGGGCCGGGAGGCTGCGGCTGCGGGGCGTAATGCTGGCGAGCAGTTGTCGCGTGAGGTTGATCGTGCGACGCGTCAGGCCGGTTCTCGTATTGTTGATGGTTTTTCGTCGCATGGTGTGTCGGCGGGCCGGGGGTTTGGTTCGTCGTTTGGTTCGTCTTTGGTGTCGTCGTTGCCTGTGGCGGGCCGGTTTTCGGCTGCCCTGTCGGGGTATGAGGGTGCGGCGTCGAAGGCTGGCGCGTTGGCTGGTCGTGCGTTGGGCACGGCGTTCACGGCGGCCGCGACGGGCATTATCGGCGCCGCCGGTGTTGCCCTGTTCAAGGGGTTTGATCGGTACAAGTCTCTTGATGCGACATCGCACCGTCTTGCCGCGATGGGGAACAGCGCCGAGCAGGTCAAGACGATCATGTCGGATATCAACGAGGTCGTCGTTGGCACTCCGATTGCGTTGGACGAGGCGGCGAAGGCTGCTACGCAGTTCCTTGCTGGTGGGGTGAAGCAGGGTCGCCCGTTGCAGGCGGCGTTGACGGCGATCGCGGACGCGGCGGGTGCATCTGGCCAGAAGTTCGGCGACCTGGCCGTCATCTTCAACCAGGTGTTCAACAAGGGCAAGCTGCAGGCTGAAGAGATGTTGCAGCTCAATGAGCGTGGCATCAATGTTCAGGCGGCGTTGCAGAAAGAGTTCGGCCTGACGAGCGCTGAGATTCAGAAGATGTCGAAGGACGGCACGATTTCGTTCGGCATGCTTGTGCAGGCGATTGAGGGCCAGTTCGGTGGCATGTCGAAGAAGCTGGCCGACACTGTTGACGGCGCCTTGTCGAACATGAATGCCGCCGTGGGGCGTGTTGGGGCGAACTTCATTTCGGCGCTGTTCGGCGACCCGCTGGACACGACGGAGGGTCCTGGCGCGCTTGCCAAGTCGATCAACAATGTGACCGACAAGCTGAATGACCTGAACGCGTGGATCGTCGCGCACAAGGACGACATCAAGCGCACCTTCGAGGAAGCTGCCGAGACTGCGCAGGATTTGTGGGATGCGCTGTCGAGCGTAGTCGAAATGCTCGACCGGATCGGTATCAGCGTTGGGGACGTGGTGACCGCGTTCGTGGCGTGGAAGTCCATAGCTGGCATCACGGCGCTGACGCAATCTCTCTCAACGGTGAGCACGACATTGGCCGGTCTTCCCGCGACGGCCGATAAGTCGGCTAAGGGAATCTCTGCCGCGTTGTCGCGTGTGGCGGTCCCAGCGTGGCTGGCGTTCCTGGTTGCGCAGAACGGCCCTGAGATTGAACAGGCCATTCAGAACGCGATTCCAGGTGCGGATAGCTGGAATCACTCCAATACGCCGGATCAGTTGGGTCGCAGTGCCCGTGAGTGGTGGGACCGCAACATTCAGGGCGGCACGGGGGTTGATCCGCAGCCGTCTCCGCTTCCTCAGCTCGGCGGCGGGTCTGGACCTGGCACGCCAACGGTTGGCGGCATTCCGATTCCAGGGCTTGTGGGTACGAACTCGAACGGTCCAGCGTCCCCGTTCGGTAACCTTCCCGGTCAGGTTCCATTGGATGTTTCCGTGGAGGATCGCCGCGGGCGTCGTGGTGGCGGCGCGCCTGGTTCGGATGGGGCACCCGCGGATGGCCCGTTGGCTGATCTGTTCCCGGGCGCGGTGGGGGCTGCTGATGGTGGTAGTGGTTCTGGCCCGAAGCTGCCGGATGCGCCTGTGTTGCCGTATGACACGACGCTGCCGCCGGGGATTGCTGGTATGCCACCCGACGCGGCCGTGTTCTCCGCTGAGTCGTCGTATCTGGATGCGCGTCACAAACTGGCGGAGAAGCGTGCCCGCGCCGCCCAGCTGGAGCAGTCCACCGAAGCCACCGAGCAGGACCGCCTCAAGGCCCGCAACGATGTGATCGAAGCTGAACGCGACCTTCAGGCCGCCGAGATGCGCATGAGTGATGCCCGCGCGAATCAGTACGAGAAGCTGACGAAGCAAACCGACAAGCATGTCAAGGATTTGGGGCAGATCGGTGCCCAGCTTGATCAGGATTTCGGTATCTCGAAGGGTTTGGCGGGGATCGCGGAGAACATCACGAAGTTCGTGGCGAACCTCGCTGCGGCACCGTTGTTGGGGCAGTTGCAGGCCATTTCGGCCTATAACCCGACCCAGGGTGGGCACGGGTTGATGGGTGTGCTCGGCGCGCAGGGTGTGTTCGGGCCGCAGTACCAGAACAACCAGTACGACCGGGGCTCCTACCCGTCCGCCGGTGCGACCGGTGTGTCCATGACGCCGATCGGTGCCTATCCCGGCGACGCGGCGCTACTCGCCAACGTTCCGGCGGGCCGGTACACACAAGAACAACGCGGCGACCTGACGCAGGGTTTGGCTGATTGTTCTAGCGCTGTTGAGGATCTGGTCAACTTGATGGATGGCCGCCCGACGACCGGCGCGAGCATGTCGACCCACAATGCGGACGAGTGGTTGACTGCGCGTGGATTCGTCAAGGGCAGGGGCGGTCCGGGTGATTTCCGTGTCGCCTTCAACCCCTCGCATATGCAAGCCACCTTGCCTGGTGGCACGCCGTTCAACTGGGGCAGCGCTTCCGCTGCCGCGCGGCGTGGTATCGGCGGCACGGGCGCGGATGATCCGTCGTTGACGTCGCGGTATTACCGTCCGGTGACGTCGGTTCCTGGCGGGTCGGCGGCGGCGGCGGGTGCTCCGGGGTTGTACAGCCCGCAGAACACCAACCCTGCGTTGAATAACCCGCCGGCTCCGGTGTCGTCGGGTGCGTGGGCGACGAATCCTGCCCCGCTGCCCACCACGGGCGGCGGTGGCGGCCCGATGGCCGCTGGCGCACCGCAAGGCCTGTTCACTGGCGGGCCGACGAACACCACCAACATCGGGGCGAACGTCGCACCGTATGCCGGGTCCGGTTCCGGTGGTATCGGCATGGACGGTGGTGGTGCGCTTGGCATGGCGGTGCAGGCCGGTGGTATGGCGCTGGATGCGATGGCCCCGGGTGCGGGTCAGGCCGCGCAGACTGGGGTGAAGCTGATCAACCGTGCCATCGAGTACGGCGGTCAAGTCGCCGCGATCGGCGCCCAAGGGTTGATGGAAACGTTCTTGCCTACGGGTGGTTCGGATTTGGCGAACAACAACTGGATCACCCGCATTGCCGGGGGGATTGCTGGTGCGGCCCCGGCGTTGCCGAACCTGGCCGGACAAGCATCCCAGCAGCGCAAGGACATCGACCCACAGGCCACAGGCCAGGGTCAAACCCAAGTCAACCAGGGTGGCGACACGAACATCACGGTCAACAACCAGCGCGCCACCGAAGACGGTACAGGCCGCGACATCGCGTATCACCTGCAAAACCAGTACGTCATGCCGGGAGGGTAAATGGCTAAGAAGCATTACCCCGCCACTGGTGTAACCCCGCACGGATGGTATGACCTCGCCAAGGGTGAAAAGCCGATGATGTGGCTCGACGCCTACGACGAGTCGATCACTTTCCACATGATGGGCGGGATGGCGGTCCCTGACCGGGTTGTAGCCCCGGAGATGGTGCACCTCACCTCACTCAAGGGGTTGATACCGCCGTGGAAGCACATCGACCAGAAGGGCGCCACCGAGGACGGAATCACCAATATTGATGCGCTCTACGACCCGATTGAGGTTGAGGTGGGGGTGGAATGCCGTGGCCGGTCGCCGAAGTGGACGCGCAGGGTCTACCGCGATCTGGTCGCGTCGATCGACGCGAAGCAGGAATCGACGTTGAACTTCCTCACCCACGACATGGGGCACTGGTGGGCGCCGGTCAGGTGGTTCCAGGGCGCGCCGCAAGCACCGCTGGAGATCGGCAAGCGGCAGCGTGAAAGTTTGCGCCTGCGGGCCGATTCGGGGTTCTGGCGTACCTACGACTACGCGGCGAGTTTCCAGTTCGAGTATGAGTCGATGACCGACACGTTCAACTATGACACGTCGGGCACGCAGGACCTCGGCGCGGACTGGCCGCTGTACTACGAGGGTGACGGCGGCGGGTACGTCTACGCCAATGGTGACCAGGCGAGGTGGCGGGACGACCCGGACGATCCGCTGACAACGGATACCCGCGAGGTGGTGTGCGGGCCGTACAAGGATTTCGACACCGACACCGACAATCAGGTTGTGTCGATGGTGCTCGGCGGGTTCCAAGAGTGGAGCCTGCCTGATAGTGGGGCGAACGACCTGTGGGCTCGCATGGGCCGCGACAGCAACGGAGACTGGGACGGTAATGGCATCCGCATGCGGGTGCAGGGCAACTGGATCAAGCTGTCGAGGTTCAACAACTTCTCGCAGACGGTGATGTTTCAGCGGCCACTTCTGGTGGCCCCGCTGATTGGGGAGAAGTTCACCCTGGTTGCCGGGTATGAGGGCGATCCGCGCATGTTCAAAGTGTTGCGCAATGGGTTGCCGATCTTGTCGCACAAGGAAACCGGCACTGGTAGCGAGCTTGGCCCGGATTATCGGGGAATCGGGTTTGGTATGCAGGCCGGTGGCGCGTTGATCACGCAGGCGACACCAGCTCCGGTGCGGAAAGTGTCGGCGGGCGACAATGCGAATGTCACCCAGTCGGGGTTTGTGTCGATGGTCAATGTTGGTGACCAGCCGATGTATTGGGATGCGACCTTGTTTGGCCCGGGCACGTTCCGGTTGTATGACGGTCCCGGCGCGGATGAGTATGTGGAGTTTGGTCCGCTGCTGCCCAATCAGATTGTGTTCCTACGTACCGACCCGCGCTCACAGACGACGTTGGTGCAGGATTTGACGTCGGTGCCGCCGTCGCCGCAGGAGTTGAACATTTTCCAGCAGGCGGTGAAGTCGTTGTTGTCGTTCTTCTCGGAACGGAACGCATTCACCGACCAGATTGGGTCGCTGTTCGGGATTGTTCCCCCGCAGGGCAATTTCTATAAGTACCTGTCGGGCCGGTTCAGTGAGAACGCGGCGATCCCCGCGAAGTCACCTGGCGAACCGGCGCAGCAGTTCTTTGTGAAGACAGAAATTGTTGGTGGCAACGCTGACTCGAAGGTGATTCTTTCGGGGACTCCGTTGCGCCGCTACCCGATGTAGCCACCTGTAGTGGCAAGCCCCGGCCGATACCTCGGTGAGGGGTGAATTTGTGGCGCCTGTGAACCAGGAAAGGAGGGGATGACAGTTGTCGAAGTTTGAACGCGAAACAGCAGCATGGCAATCCGCCCTCCAGTCCGGCGACCCCAACAGGATCGCACGAACCGCGCGGGCGTTGACAGAACGCAAATCGAAGGTAGACACGTCGTTCCGGTTCACGGTGTGCGACAAGTTTTGGCAGCCGATGGGCGCTGTCGGTGGCGACCTGATCGAGGCGTCGGGTGCTGACCCGCGCAACGATGTTGAAACCGGCCGGATCGTCCTCAAAGGGAACAGCCCTCTCATCCCTTTGTTCATGGACTGCAAAAAGACGATGGTCGGTGTCATCGTCGAGACAGCCGGTTTGCGGTATGCGTTCTACACGAAGAACCACACCTACGAGTACCGCGACAGCGCATGGACCGGCACCGCTGAACTGCGCGGTATCCGCGACATCCTCAATTACTACGTGATTTGGCCGTCGTGGTGGCTGCCGATTCAGGCACAGCCGTTCTCGCACGCGATCTTCGTGTGGGCGCTGCAAACCGTCGTGGAGAACATGGTCGCAGAATGCGCTTTGCGGTTGCAGTCCGGGTGGCTGGAGTTCATCAACAACGGACTGTCGTTAAACCCGGATATCCGGGCATGGTTCGGCACCGTTCTGCAAGCCCTGTCGCGGGACGGGCTGTCGGTCCAGGCGTTCACCCGCATGCTGCGAACCCCGGTGTATGTGTCACGCACCAATCCACTGCTGGACACGTCGCCGATGGTGGCTCGCACAGTGCGGATGGAAACCGTTCAGGCCGTCATCAAGGACGTTACCCAGTCGTACGGTGTGGATACCCGCATGGATTTGTGGCTTCCAGGTGATCCGCAGCCTGACAGGTGGGCGAACCTGGACCAGCCTACCTACGTGTTTTCCACAGTGGACCGGTCGCAGATCACTGGTCCGACGAAAACCGTGCTCGATTCGGTGCTGCGCACCACGATTGACCTTGGCGGGTCGCTGGGGGACATCTTCAAACCTGTCATCAAGCAGGTTCCCGGCATGGACGGCGTGTTTTATGCGCCCGCGTTGGGTGTGGATTTCGAGCAGCCATACGCCTATTTCGTGGCCCCCGAGCCGGGTGAGGACACCGGTATCGATGCGTGCACGATCACTGACCACACACCTGAGGGTTGGCAGCACATTATTGGTGGCCGTAGCCCAAAGTGGTTGAACGACTTGATGAATGCCACCTTTGCATGGCTGATCGACTCGCTGATGATCGTTGTTGGATTCACCGGCATACCGTCCGATCTGCTGTCGGGGTTCCTGAACAACAGCTTCTTGGCGTTACAGTTGATTCAGCATTACGACCGCCGTGACGAAGTTGGCCCGTACCATCCGGCGATCGAGCGGTTCTATCCGACAGCCTCAGCGCCGTACAACATCGAAACGGTGTTCGCATTCATCAACGCCTTGTTTGATTCGCAGGGCAAGACGACGGCGACGGTGCAGTTCCGCAACGGTGCCCAGTATGCGTTGGGTCGGGACGTTTTTCGCGGCGGCCTGATGTCGCTGGTGTTCATGTCACGTACCCGAATGGTGACTGACTACATCGAAAACGTCATGTGGCGGGTTTCCCAGGATGAGCGGAAGGTTCTCCTGCAAATGGGGGATGGCCGTAAGTCGGAGGCCCCGTTGGCGAAACATCAGCGGTTCATCACGGGGATTTTTGAAACGTTGTCTGTGCTCACACTGTCACCGCAGGGATAAGCGTCCCCAATCCTATTTCTTCTGCAACTCGCCCAATGTGAATGGAGCGTGCCTTATGTCGTGGCCTTTGAATCCTGCTGGGACTCACTATTTGTTTGAGGGGATCGTGGAGATTCCTGTCGATCCTACGGCGGGTGCGGCGATCCTCCAGTTGCGTCCGCAGGGCGGTATCGGTGTTGGTGTGCCCGCGATTGAGAAGGGTGATCCGGGTGTGCCGGCCACGTTCGATACGACGGTGAATCTGACGGAGCTGGACCCGGACGATCCAACCCCGGCGGAGGCGTCGTTCACTGAGATCACGCCACCTGGAACATCCACGCCGGGTGTGTACCGGTTGAACCTGGCGCTGCACGCCGGCTCGAAGGGCGCGGATGGTGAGGCGGTGTGGGACCCGACGGATGTTGATCCGTCTCCTGTTGCGGGTCAGGTGCCGGTGGTGAATTCGACTGCTGATGGGTTTGTGTTGGCGGCGCAGCGTGTGGGGGACCGGTATGTTCCGGCGTCGATCAACAACACTGCATCGGGTAACGCGAACTCGACTTTGGCTCAGGTGTCGATTCCGGCGCAGCCTTTTGATTGGCGGCCCCGCGTGTCCGGTTACACGGTGGTCACCGGTGAGGGTGCGGATGTTCGGGTTGATTTGGTGGCCCGGTTGAACGGTGAGACCGGCGGCAACGTGATCGGCCGGTGCCCCGGTGTGGCGCAATCGGAGCGGCTGACGCTTGTTTCGGGACCTGCGGCGGGCTCATCGGATGGGTTTGACCGTGTGACGGCCGGTACACCGGCGACGATCTATTTCCGGTGCGAGAGGCAAGCGGGTTCGGTGACGTACACGACTTCTGCTTCTACGTCGATGTTTTCGGTTGAGGTTTTGCCGCTGTCATGACTGATTCGTTTGATCCGCTGCCTAAGTGGGCGCATGCGGTTCCGTCGGAGCCGGGTATTCACCCTGAGCAGTCAGCTCAGCAGTGGTTGCGTCCGTTCACTGTTCAGCAGCTGCTTGAGATTGGTGAGCAGTTCATTGAGCAGTTCTTGGCGTGGGTGGTGCGCGCGGTCGCTGGGGTGTTCATCCCTGGGGAGGCGTCGTTCGACCAGTTGCGTGATTGGGCTTTGAACATCCCGATTCTCGGGGACATCATCGAGGCGATTACTGGCCTGGTGGGTGGTGGGGTTGAGGAACTGACACAGTTCTTCACGAACGTTCGAAACTTCTTCCAGTCGATCGACTTCAACGATCCGAGTTTCAACCCGCTTCAGGCTGCGGCGCAGTTGGTGAACATCATCCTTGCGCCGCTGCGGAATTTGCTGCCCAGTCTATTGACGATCCTGCCGATCGGTGGCATATCAAACCAAGCACCGAACATTCTTCCTGCCCCGAAGTTTCCTGAGGGGTCGGTGGGGGATAACGCGGATTGGGTTGTGGACCCGTCGCATTCTCGCAGCGGGGATGGTACTGGCGCGGCGAAAGTTATTGCCGATGGCACGTTGAAGGCGCTGCGGTCGGGGCAGAATGTTGGCGATTTCTTCGCGGTGAGCGAAGGCCAGACGGTCACTTCCCGGGTGTTTGTGTCGCATGAGGGGTATGTGGGCACGGGCGCGCCGATTCGGTTGCAGTTGGTGCCGTACATCGATGGCGTTGCGCAGCCCCCGGTGGATTTGAACGCGTACGCCCCGCAGGATGCGAACCTGGCGTGGCCCGGCAAGGAGCTGTCTGGAGAGTATCGGGTGCCCGCCGGGGTTACCGGTGTGCAAACCCGGTTCGTGGTGACTGAAGACGCCACTGCGGGCACGTTCTGGTGGGATGACGCCGAGGTCAAGCAGACCGGCGTCATTCAGCAGTCGTGGGTTGAGGGTCTTCCGGAGATCCTGCAAACCTTGCTGGCCCGGGTGCAGTTGACGATTGACACGGTGGTGTCGGCGATCCGCGGCGGCGTGCAGACCGTTGAGAACACCCTGGAGGATCTGTTCGACGCTTTGCGCAACATCTCCCCAGAGTCAATCGCGGGCATGCTTGGCCCGGAGAACCTGCGGGAAACCATCGAGAACATCGTCAACAGCATTGTCGGTGGCCTGGTAGGCCTTCCGGGCATTGGTGCGGGCATCGCCGACCTGTTCAACGTGTTGCAGGAGATCGCCTCGCGCGCCAGCTTGGGGTTGTTCTCGTGGGACATCCTTAGCATCAGGACCAACAAGCCCGTCGATAGTGGTTTGTTGCCGTCGGAGCGGTCCAACTTCCCGCTGTCGAACGTCACGACGTGGCTGGAGGCCACGCAGAGCAATTCGCTCATCGGCGTTGACTTGATCGAAGAGTCGATGCCGCTTGGCGTGGTGTCGTGGATCGGCTACGGCCTTTCAGGGATCACCGAGTTCTACGTCAACATCTGGAAGGTCGACTTGGCGTCGGGCGACTGGACGCTGGTGCACCATTCCCCGAACATCGTGGGGCTTTTGGGCGGCACGGCCGCCCCCGGGGAGTTCATCTCCTACGAGCTGGATGACCCGGTTCCCGTGGTGGCGTCTGAGGCGTACGCCTATGAGCTTGTCCCGGTGGGCGGTACGCATTATGTGCGTGGCCGCGTGGCGGACTTGCCGAATCATCCGACGTCGCAGATTGTGTCGCTGGCGGCCACCAGAAACAACACGTCGCCGGATAGCCCGCCGTCGTCGATTGCGAAGGCGTCGGTGACCCGCTCGGGCGATGTGCCGTGGGTGAGTATCGCCGTGGATACAGGTTCCGGCGGTGACCATCACGATCCGTTGAAGGTCTACCTTGGCACCGCGGCCACGGTGTTCCCGGTTCCGAACTGGGTGAACTACATCGACCCGGTTGCGGTGGGCGCTGGTGGTGGTGGTGCACAAGGCTGGGCCTTGGGTATCAACGGTCAGGCCGGTCAGCCTGGGAAGTTCAACGCCACCACATGGGTGCGCGGTGAGCATTTCGGCGACAACGCCATCATCACCCTCGACCCGGGCGCTGGCGGCGTGGGCGGTCCTGGTGACGGCGCTGCCGGTGGGAACACCACGTTGTCTATCTCCACGCCCGGGGGTGACACGTATTCCATTGTCGCCGAGGGCGGCGCGGCGGGCACCACTGAAGGGTTTTTGTCGAAACCTGTTGGCCGAGGCCCGGGCACGTTCACGTTCAACGAGCAGGACTATGTGGGCGGCGTTGACCAGAAGGTCATGGGCGGCCACGGTGCGCCCGCTGGTGGTGCCGGTAACGGCGGCAAGGGCTCGTTGGCGGCCTTTCAGTCCGGCGGCAATGGCGCTCCTGGTGGCGGCTGGGTGTTCTTCCGGCCCGACCCGCTGCCTGACCCGGATTTGACGCCCCCGACGCCCCCCACGTTGGTGGAGCTGGTCGATTCAACTTTCAGCACTATCACGATTACGTGGTCTGGAGCAACAGACGTATGACAATCAAAGGGTATTTCGTTTACGCGAAAGAGAAGGACGCTTCAGGCGATTTCGTTCAGTTGAATCCCGACCCGGTGTTGCCGCCGTATGGGACAAACGGTTTGAAGTCGAACACCACGTACGAGTTCTACGTGAAGACGGTGGACAACGCCGGCTGGTTGTCGGACCCGTCGGATACCTACGAGTTCACCACTCCCGCGCACACTGCGGGTGATTTGTTGTCGCCGGAGGACCAGGCGATGGTGGATTTGATTGTGGAGGAGTCCCGCGCGGAGACCGGCCAGCCGGGGGTGATGTTGCAGATCACTGGTCCGCGCGGGAACTATGCGAAGGCGTATGGCACCACCGTGGGCGGCACGGTTCGCCCGTTGACGTTGGATGACCACTTCCGCATGGGTTCTTCCACGAAGATGTTCACCGCGATTGCGTTTTTCCAGGCTGTCGATAAAGGGTTGATCTCGTTGGATGACACTCTGGAGCAGTACGTTCCGGGGATTCCGAACGGTACCGCGATCACGATGGGGCACATGCTGTCCATGCGGTCGGGTATCGCGGAGTATACGGCGGGTATCAACGCGCTCTGGATCACGCTGTTTCCGACGTGGCCATGGACGGGCGCGAAGGACTTCCTGGGCTCTATGAAAGGGCCGTCAAATTTCTATCCCGGCACCGACTACCTGTATACGAACTCCAACTTTGCGCTGATCGGGATGGTTCTAGAGATTGTTGACCCGGCCCATCGGCCGATCAAGCAGATCTTCAAAGAAGACATCATCGACCCTCTTGGGCTTACGGAAACGTCATGGCCGCCGATCGGTCCAGTTCCACCCCCAGCGTCGATCTCCGACAAGTTCAACCCGAACTTCCTCGACGCTGCCGGGGCGCTGGCGACGAACATCAACGACTACACGAAGTTCGCGGAGGCGTTGCGGGACAACGCGATGGGCCTGTCGCCCGAGTCGTATGACGCGTGGCTGTCAACGTTCTGGAAGCATCCCACGGGGTGGGACCCGTACGCGAACGGGTTCTACATTCCTTCCGAGTACTACTACGGGTACGGGATAGAGTCGTTCGGAACGTGGTTCGGGCATCCCGGCTTGTTCTCGGGTGGCTGGTCGTCCACGATTTTCTTTGAGCGGGACTCGGGTGCGACATTCACGCTGCACGAGAACTCGAATACCTCCAACCCCCCGGCCGCGGGCTATACGCGAATTTGGGTGCGGGTGGCGGAGTATCTGTATCCCGGAACGATTACGAATGACCAGAACTGGCCGGTGCCGCCGGAGCCGGTGGATGTTGGGTTTGATGCCGTGTCGGGGGCTGGGGCTGGTGTCGGTAGCGCCACTGTGAACTTCAAGGCCTCCGAGGGGGCCACGGTGTTCGCGGTGGTGGCGTGGGACCGCGCGGGCTCAGCCCCGTCGGCCACGTATGGCGGCGCCGGCGGTGTACTTCTCGGGTCCGTTTCGCACGATGGCGATCCGGCGAATGGAGGATTGGCGATTTTCCGCATGGAGAACGCAGGCTCCGGCGTTGCTCGCCAGATGAAGGCCACCGGCCCGGGCTGGGTGAGTGCGTATGCCATTTCATTCAATGATGTTGTGTCCGTGGGAACCCCCACGTTCGCGCACGGCAACGGTACTGCGCACAGCCAGTCGGTGACGGTACCGAGCGGGGTGACGCTGCAGGCGTTCTCGGCCGGGGCCGGGGGGGTGTCGTCGTCCAAGCTGACAACGATTCTGGGGGCGCGCTTGCGCGCGGAGCAGTCGGGGATCGCCCCGCCCCTGTGTGTCAACACAACCACGAGGACGGGGACGGTGAGCGCTACATCGTCGCGGCCGAACAGGTGGGCTGGTATGGCGGTGAACTTGCAGATTGGGGGATGAGCGTGGCTGTTGGCTGGTGGGCTGAGTCCCACGTCTCATTCGGCGTCACCATCACTCCCGAGGTGGGATTCCGCTACGGCGGTCCGAAACAAGAGTTCGGCGTCACCCTCACCCCCGAGGTGGGCATGTCCGCTGTGGCGCACAACCGTGCGAGTTTCGGTTTGTCGGTGCCGGTTTCGCTGGGGATGGGGGCGGCCAGCCACAGCAAGGCGTCGTTCGGTCTGGTGTTCGCGCCATATATCGCGATGCGTGGTCCGGCGGCGTTCGAGCCGGTGTTTCCGTCCGAGGATTTGTATCCGTCGGTGTCGCTGTTCCCGACGCCGCGCGCGCAGTCTCCCGGTTTCGGGTTGTCGTTCACGCCGAGCCTGGGGTTCGAGGCCGCGCCGAAGTTTGCGCGGTCGTTCGGTATCGAACTGGACCCGCAGGTCGGCATGGGTACCGCACTCGGGTTCACGAAGGGCTTCGGGCTCGAACTGTCCCCGCAGGTTGGAATGTCCGGCGCGGAGCGGTATTACCGCGAGTTCGAGCTGACATTGACCCCGGAAATCGGTATGGACGCCGTGGGTAATGACGGTGTTGACCCGGTGGCGTTCGACGCGGTAACCATGTCCCAGCAAACGACGTCGACGTTCTCGTTCAACCACACGGCCACTGCGGGCGCGTCGGTACTGGTGTCACTGGTCGTACAGGGGAACGACACGATCGCCTCCGTCACCTACGACGGATCAGCGATGACGCTTATCGGCAGTCAGACTCTAAACAATACTTCTGGCCAGGGTTCCCAGCACCTGTACATCATTCATGGTGTTGCTGGCGGGTCTAAACAGGTGACGGTCAACAAGCCCACCGGCTTCGGGTGGGTGGGCGCTGTCGCGGCCTCGTATCTGAACGCGACCACCACCGGCACCGTGCAGAAGTCGTACGGGAGCGGCAGTTCGGCGAGCCTGTCGGCGTCCGCACCTGGAGATGGGGGCCGGGTAGTTGTTTCGTTCGCCAACATAGGGAACCGGACGTTTACACCCTCTGGCGGAACGAACCGATTCTCGGGTTCGGGCCTATTCCCGATCCTGACCATCAGCGACGCGACGACGGCCACGAACTTCACGGCGACAAGCTCGTCTGGCACATGGGCCGCCATGGCGGTCCCGCTCAATCCCGCATAACTCGAAAGGAAACAATCATGGGCATTCCCAATGCAACTCACAAAGCAGCATCGGACGCTATCGCCGGTCTCGGTGACTGGATCAGTGTGCATACCGGAGCTGCCGGCACCACAGGGGCGAACGAAGCCACGGGTGGTGGATATGCGCGGGAGCAGACGTCGTGGACGTCGGGCTCCACGGGCACCAACACCGGCGACGAGGTTGAAATCTCCGTGGCGGCAGGCACCTACGTGGAGGGCGGCATCTGGTCGGCCAGCTCGTCGGGCACGTTCGTCGGTTCGGAAGCTTTCGACGACGGTGACGTGGAGGTGTCCGGTACGGGGGCAAGCATCTCCGTGACGCCCCGCATAGTCGCCTGAAATCCTGGATAGGGGAACTGTTTTGAACATCAAAACTGATCATCAGATCGTCGCATTCGGCAACGACATGATGGGCTTGTTTGACCGTGACGGCACGCTGATTGTGCAGGCCGCCCGCGTGGTCGGCGGGTGGGAGGTCACCGCCGAGGGGCGGCCCCCGGCGACCGTGTTGGATCGGTCTTCGGCGATCACCGAAATGATCAACACCGCCCTCGCGGTGCTTCCGGGTGACGGTTATTCGTGCCTGGTGCCGAGGGGTTTGCGGGCGCAACCCTAGGAGGGGGTTTGGTATGGCTTATTCGAAGCAGTCGTGGGAGAACGTTCCCTCGACGAACACCCCGTTGTCGGCGGACCGTCTCAACCACATCGAGGACGGTATCGAAGGGGCGCATGAGGGGCTGGACGATAAGGCCGACCTCGCCCACGACCACGTTTTGGCCGATGTTACCGATGTCACCTCTACTGGCGCGGCTATTGCTGGCGCGGCGGATAACGATGCAGCCCTGGAGGCTTTGCAGCCGGAGTTGGACAACAAGATCCACGAGATCGTCGACTACTACGCGACCAACGAGTTGGATGTTCAGGTGGATGCTTCCGATGTGGTGTCGGGCACGCTGGACATTGCCCGTATCCCGCTCGGCAACTCGGGCTCGACGGTGTGCGTGGGTAACGATTCGCGCCTGTCAGATCAGCGTGTGCCTACCGATGGTTCGGTGTCGTCAGCGAAGATTGCATCCGGGTCGATCACCAACACCCACGTCAGCCCGTCCGCGGCGATCGCGGCGTCGAAAATGTCGACGGGTGTGCAAGCATCGCTCACCAAAGCGGACGGGTCGGTGCAAAAGTCCGGCACCGCTGAGGGCATGTGGATGGGAACCACCCTGCCTGGTACCGGCACGGCGGGTGTGTTGTACGTGGTGGTGCCGTGAAAGTTTGGAACGGTTCGGCGTTCGTTGACCCGTCGAGTTTCAAGGTGTGGAACGGGACCACGTTCGTTGATGTGGAGTTGTATTCGTGGAACGGCACGGACTACGACAAGGTATGGCCCACGGTCACCGATCACGTCGAGTACGTGAGCTCCAGGGGTGTACAAGTATCGGGCACCTCCGGGCTCACTGACTTGATTTGCCCGATACCTGCGGACACCTCAATCGGGGACCGGGTGTTTATGTTTCTGTACTCTCACGAAACCGGGGTGCCCTCGGCGGCTACGGGCTGGACGACGGTCCTCCCATGGACACAGGTGGGGTCGGGGACACCCGCCGCGACAAGCGGACCGCGGTTCATGGCTGTCTTTTACAGAGACAGAGACACCTCGTGGTCCGCCCCCAACTTTATAGACAACACCTCACGCGCCACGCACCTAATCACGCTGCGGCGAAGCGCCCCGGACGCAGCATGGGCAACCCCTACGGTCTCGGGTAAGGCGGAGGACTGGGTTACCGGATCGTTGTTCTCCGCGTCTACATCGAACTTCACCACCCACAATGGGGGGTACCTGATGGCGGGTGCGGTGTGGAACGACGCCACGTTGGCGGCCGCATCCGGCCGAAGCCTCAGCCAGGGGGGCGAGGAACTCCTGAGATCGGCATTGGGGAGTTCTGCCGGGACTGGTAGCTCCTCCTCGTGGGGGATCGGTGCTTACACATTCTTCGGACCAGTAGAGAATGGGGCCACTGCGCCTATCTCACTCTCGTTCAGCTACGCCAGTGGCTCGTCTCAGGGCGGGTTCTTCGCCGTCGAGCAAGCACTCCAGTAGCGCTCACTGGCCTCGGATGATTTGGTAGACCCGTCCTCGGGTGATGCCTGCTTGGCGGGCGATCTCGGGGGCTGGCATACCGTCTGCGTACGCGGCCTTCACGAGTTCGAACATTTCACTGGTCAGCTCGCTCGTCTCGGCGGCAACCTTCTTCCGCTTGTCGCGGTTGGCGGCTAGTCGATCAGCGATACTCACAAGAAATAGTGTAGCACGTTATACGCAGTTGACAGACGGTGTGTAGGGCCTATACAGTAGGTTCCATCAACTTGAGACACCGCCCGGCGGGGCGAAAGGCCTGAGAAACCAACCCCGCCGAGCGGCCCACCCCCAACAGGAGGCCAACCCATGCTACGCAACACCATCGCAACCATCACAGCCGCCCTCACCCTCGCACTCCTCACACCCGCCGTCGCAGACGCCGCACCCAAACACTGCGACAACCACGGCACCGGACACGGCAAAATCTACAAGCACGCCTGCGCCACCGGACCCGGCGGAGCAAGCGCCGACTGGACCTACGCCAAAAACCCCGACGGCACACCCAAGATGGACGGCACCAAACACATCTACAAGTGCGTGCGACACTGCGGCGGCGGCCGCCACCACGTCGAGACCACCGACACCTGGTGACCGGCCATGAAGATCCACGTTCAATCCCGCGGACCCGCCGGCTGGAACGCCACCGTCCTCTTCACCGCAGGAACCGTCCTCACCGTAGCTGACGACCAAGGCCGCAAACACCTCATCGACACCTCCCGCGTCACGGTCAGGAGACTGTCATGACCAAACGAGTAGCGGGGGCGATCGGAACCGGACTCCTCGGCGGTGTCGCCCTCACCGGACTCATCTCGTGGATGTTCGCCACAGGACATCCAGCGATCGACTTCTTCATCGAACGCGACACCCTCTTCTACATCTGACCCACTGACTCCATCGACCCCGCCACCACCTGAGTGCGCGGGGTTTTTCTATGCCGCCTATGCCCAAACCGCGGCTGCGCGCCGGTCGCAGGCCTCTAGGCGCCCGAAAGGAACCCCGACATGGACCGTCTCGGAATTATCCTGCTCAAATTGCTCGGACCACTCGCCGACAGGATCGCTGACCGCATCGCCGACAGGATCACCGAGAACCTGCCCGATCTGTCCGATTTGGATGATCAGATCGTCGCGAAACTCCCTGACCTGTCCAACCTTCCAGCGCAAGTCGTGGACATCATCGACGGCGCGCTCCGCTCCATCCCCGTCCTCGGCGGAATCCTCGGCGGGAGCAAGCGGTGACACACACCAACGACACCTACGCGCGCGAAATCCTACGCGCCGGAAACGACCTCGGCATCACCCCGCGCGGAATCGTCATCGCGTTCGCAACCGTGTTCGTAGAGTCCGACTGGTACATGTGGGCCAACGCGAAAGTCCCAGAATCACTGCGCCTTCCTCATGAACGCGTAGGTAACGACGGGCGCAGCGTCGGCCTATTCCAGCAGCAAGTGGTGTGGGGCAACGGCGCATGGTGGTGGGGCGACGCAGCCACCTGCATGGACCCCTACAAGTCCGCCCGACTGTTCTTCGAACGCCTCAAGACCCGCGACTACAGCACCGGCGACCCGGGAGCGCACGCCCAAGCCATTCAACGCTCGGCATACCCAGATCGATACGGACAGCGCATGTCCGAAGCGCAGAACTACTACAACCAGCTCGCAGGAGAGGACGCAAACGTGGGATTCAGCGGAGATCCCGTCTGGCTCGAAGACGTTCTACGAGAAGCCCTCGGCGACCGACTCGTAGTCGCCCAGGCCGACTGGAAAGAACGCGGGACCGGCGGCGTAATGGGCGACATCTGGGGCGTCATGATCCACCACACCGGCAACGACCGAGAAACCGTCGCCGGAATCCGTGACGGCCGCCCCGACCTGAGAGGCCCACTATCGCAATGCCTCATCACCCCCGACGGGAAATGCCACCTGATCGCCGTCGGCCCATGCAACCACGCTGGGACCGGCTCGTATCCCGGCGTCGGCACCAACAACGGCAATCAGCGGCTCATTGGCTTCGAGTGCGCCTGGCCCACCATCCGCCCCGACGGCTCGTTCGATCCCGAGCAGCGCTGGCCCGACGCCCAGATCATCACCATGCGTGACGCCACCGCGGCGGTGCTGAAACGACTCGGCCATGACTCCAAGCACGTCATCGGCCATAAGGAATGGGCCGGTGCCACACAGGGCAAGTGGGACCCCGGCAACCTCGACATGAACTGGTTCCGCGGCGAAGTCCAGAAAGACCTGGACGGGTTCGTGTTCCCCGGTGAGCAGCCGTCGGCACCGCAGCCTGGCCCGGCCTTGCCGCCCGACTACGACAAAGAGGTGTGGGATCAGTTGCGCATCCTGTGGCCGCAGCTCGGACACCGCACCCTCGTTGACGCCGTGGCGGCGATCGGCGCGAAGCTCGGCATCGAAGGCTGCTACGACGTCAAGGGCAAGTCCTGATGCGCATCGACGGCCAATATGTTGGTCTTGGGCCGGGTGATTCGTCCGAGGAGATCCGCCGGATCAAGACGTTCATGCGAAAGAAGTTCGCCTCCTACGCGGGCGATTTGGCCGACACCCCGCTCTACGACGAGCAGATGACCGCCGCAGTCGCCGAAATGCAGGCCCGCTACCGCGCGGCTGGGCAGCTGCGAGACGGGCTCTACATTCCCGGAATCATCAACGCCGAAACCAAGTACGTCATGGGCTACCTACCGCGGCCCGTCGTGGACACCCGGCCCGTGCTGATCACCGTGTGCGGCACCGGCGTTCCCTGGTGGATCGGCCCCGACGCCGACACCGCCCGCGCCGTCGAAGACAAATACCTGTGGCAACCCATCGGCTACCCAGCAGCACCATTCCCGATGGGCAAATCCATCGCCGCCGCCATCACCGAAACCCACAACCAAGCTAACCGGTGGCGTGAACGCATCGAAACCCACGGCGCCGCGCTAGCAGGCTACTCCCAAGGCGCGGTAGTGGTTTCCGAACTGTGGATGAACCACATCGCACCCGAAACCGGGTCCCTGCATTGGATGAAACCGCACATCGAGAAAGCCGTGACGTGGGGCAACCCGAACCGCGAACTCGGACACGTGTGGGCTGATCACGGCGGCTCCCCAATGGCCCCATCCAACACCCAGGGCGTGTCCTCCAACGGCATGCGCAACACCCCCGACTGGTGGCGCGACTACGCCCACCAAGGCGACCTGTACGCCTGCACCGAACCCGGCGACACACAAGAGGTCCGAAACGCCATCTGGCAGATCGTGCGCGACCTCGACCTGTTCACCGGCCCCGATTCACTGCTGGCCCAAGTGATCGAACTCGCGCAAGCCCCGCTGCCGGAAACGATCGCGATCACCCGGGCGATCCTCGACGCCGGCATGTTCTTCGCGAAACGCACCGGCCCGCACGTGGACTACAACCCCCAGCCCGCCATCGACTACCTACGCACATAGGAGGCACCATGCTGACACGTTCATTCTGGATCGACGCCGCCGAGCGGGCCATACGCACATTCGCCCAAACCGCGATCGCCACCCTCGGCGCCGGGGCAGTCGACCTGATGACCACCGACTGGATATCGGTGCTGTCCGTGTCCGGCGGCGCGGCCGTCGTATCACTGCTGATGTCGATCGGCGCCGAACGCCGCGGAAACCCCGGAACGGCGTCGGCCACTAGAGCGGTCACCACCGCATGATCTGGGAATCGGTGCGCGAAGCGGTGAACGCGGCGTACCAGCCTGACGACGGTATCGACCTGATAGGACTGCTCATCATCGGACTGCCCTCCACCATCGCCGCCATCGGAACAGGGATCGTCGGCGTACTCACCGTTCGGGGGCAGCGCAAAGGCCGGGAGCGCGCACGCCAGATCGACGCGAAAACCGATGAGATTCACGAGCAGACCGTCAACACCCACGACACCAACATGCGTGACGACCTCGACGAGATACGCGATCTGGTGCGCGACGGCTTCAAACAGATCCAACGCGACATCGGCGGACTGCGGGAGGAGCTGCGAACCGAACGACTGGAACGAATCGAAGGCGACAAACGCCGCGACCGGTAACCACCAGGAAAGAAGGGCGCACGAATGTCACTACTGGCCGATCTCGCGGGCCTGCAACCCCGCACATGCCCCGCATGCGACTGGGCGGGCGCCCGGTCGAAACAGGAACGCGCAGAGATAAACACGGCGGTGGAGTCCGCCAAACGCGGTGAGGTTCAGTTCACCGACGTGCTGCGAGTACTCATCAAACACGGCATGCCCGACATGAATCCGCAATCGTGGCGGCACCACGCGAGGAACCATCATGTCCCTGACTAGCGACCTACGTCAGGTCCGCATATCCGAGGGTGTGCGCAACAAAATTCTGATCCTCGACGTCGAACGGCTCCCCGGCATCACCGAACAGTACTGGTGGGACAGGGGCGACCTGAAGAACCGGTATGTGCAGTACGAGACGGTGACCCGAATGCCGCGCACCACGATCGTGTGCGCCAAGTGGTACCACGACGCCGAGGTCATTCAGCTCGCGGAATGGGACAGTGGTGGCCGCAAACGGTTCCTGCGGCGCGTGCATAATCTGCTGTCGCAGGCTGACATTGTTGTCGGGCACTACATCGACGAGGCGGATGTGCCGTGGCTGAAAGGCGACCTGCACATCGAGGCTGGGTTGCCGCCGCTGCCGCCGTTCAAAACGGTGGACACGCTGAAGGTGTTGCGCCGTGAGTTCAAATCCGGGGCGCCGTTCAAAGGGTTGGATGCGTTCTGCCAGATCGTCGGGCTGCCTGCGAAAACTGATCGCTACGACCGGTTTGCGATGGAACGCGCCGTGACGGAGAAGAACGCCGTGGACCGGGAACGTCTCATCGCCTACTGTGCTGGTGACGTCATTGCCACGCAGGGGTTGTACGACTTCCTGAGGCCGCACATCAAGAATCATCCGGCGCTGTTTGTGGACGGCGAGGACAAGCTGACGGTGTGTAACCGGTGCGGCAGTGAAACCGTGTTGATTCCGCGCCGATATGTGGCGAACGTGCTGACCTACACGATGCGCCGCTGCACCAGCTGCGGCGCGCATTCGCGGTTGTCCATTGAGCCTGAGCGCATGAGCGTTGTGCGGGGGGTGTGACGTGAATATTCGTGTGTGTACGTTCCTCGATCACGGTGTGACGGTGGGATTCCTGTGGGACGCGATCAAGGCGTGGGTTCGTCGTGATGTCTGCTGACCCTGTTCGCGGCGCGATCCAAGCCAGCCTGGACGCGATGGGAGACGGTTGGCAGGTGGCCCACTATGTGGTGGTCGTCGGGTTGGAACGCATCGACGGCGACCGCATGGACTTGGGTGCTACGACTGTGATCACACCTATAGGTCAGGCGGGGTATGTCACCGATGGTTTGGTGAACCGTTATTGGGATGAGTCGTCTGATGAGTGATCCGCAGTTGGAGTTGTGGCGGTCGGTGTGGCTGGCGGTCGTGGCGGGGATGATCGTCGCGCTGCTAGTTTACGTCCTGGCTTAATCTTCGGATTGTGAAGGCAGCCGCCCCCCTTGCACTCTCCAGTGGTTATCAGGGCTCCACGCTCGGGAAACGCCAGATGTGATGACGTCCGATCTCGGACAGGGTTGTGTATTCGTTGACTCTGATGAGTAGGTCTTCGTCGGATTCCCGGCGCTCCCTGTATGCCCAACCCCCGCGTTTGCTGACGCCGGGTATAGGCGGAATGTTCGGATCGAACTCGACAACCCAATTGTTCTCACGAAGCATCCGGTAAAACGAACGGAGACGCTTCAGCTTGTAATCTTTCATGCCTTTGCCGCGTGTGGCGATGTATTCGCCATGATCCCTCAGTCGTTTATGCGGCGCGCACTGAGAAAGAGGCTCAGGCACCTTGAACGGGTATTCGCGGCGGATAACCTGCCGGTCGGTCAATTTACCTCCGTACGTGTGAACGTGCCATGAAACAGCCTGTGGTGTCACACCGTACATCCGGGCGATATCCGCCTCAGTCTCCCCCGCAGCTTTCAGAGCCTCAATCACTTCTAGCGAGAGTCGGGGGAGCTGTTCGCGTCGGAACTCGGCGGGGGTGGTGTGGATGGTGCGCATCAGCGTCTCCTCAATCAGTCGTTATATGTCAATGGGTCCTTCCTTCAGCCGATGTGGTTCTTGCCGTGGTTCTCCCCGCCGCACGCGCAGTCGCAGGACCCGCCGACCGCGCCCATGCAGACGCTGTTGCAGGTCTTCTCCGGGTTGGTCCGGGCCTGCAGCTGGGTCCAGGTGAGGTGCTTGTTGTGCTCGGTGCAGAACAGACCCGCGGCGATCAGCTGGGGGCCGTTGAAGCCGCCGTAGAAGATCGGCACCGCGCTGGTGCCCTCGCCGACATACGGCTTGCCGTCGATGACCCTGCGGGTCGCGCAGCCCTTGACGGCGCACCGGCCGAAGTGGCGGTCGATCTTGGTGTAGCGGGTGTTCAGCATCATGTTCATGCGACTGACTTTACTCGTAACCGGATTACGAGTCAAGCCCGAGTTCTGCACAGCGGAGGGACGCTGCATATACAGGGGTGCTGTGCACAGGGGTGTGGGTGTGGGGTAGCAGCAGGGGGCTAGGGCACAGGGGTAGGTGGGGTGCAGACAGCCCACATGTCCGTGCTGTCACTGACAACACGGCTCCAGGTTTTCCCAGGTCGCTACAGGTCTAAAAAGGTCGGAACAGAACCACACGGGTGTTTTTTCGCAGGTAAACGTCCATTTCCCCACGATACGAAGGGGTTCGAATCCCCTTAGCTCCACCACCTGAACAGGCAAAACAAAATCTGACAGCACCAATGACATCACCTCGGCTAGAATCCGGGGCATGGCATCAGTCCGTGAACGGTTCCGCAGAGACGGAACCACCGCCTACCTGGTCTCTTACCGGTTCGGCGGCAGAGGCAGCGCACAAGGCGCCCTCACCTTCGACGACCGCAAAGCCGCCGACGCTTTCGCCGCCGCGGTGGACGCCCACGGTGCTGCACGCGCCCTGGAGATGCACGGCATCGACCCCACACCCCGAGGCTCCAAGTCGGAGCTGACCGTGGCTGAGTGGATCCGCCACCACATCGACCACCTCACCGGCGTCGAGCAGTACACCATCGACAAGTACGAGCAGTACCTTGCCAACGACATCGCCCCCAACCTCGGCGACATCCCCCTCTCCAAACTGTCCGAGGAGGACATCGCGCGATGGGTGAAGGTCATGGAAACCACCGGCGGCCGCGACGGCAACGGGCACGCCCCGAAGACTCTTCGTAACAAGTACGGGTTCCTGTCGGGTGCGTTGAACGCCGCCGTCCCCCGGTACCTGTCCACCAACCCTGCGGCGGGCCGGCGTCTGCCCCGCGGGGACGCTGAGGACGACGACGATATCCGCATGCTCACCCACGCCGAGTTCGACCGGCTCCGCGACGCCGTCACCCCGCACTGGAAGCTGATGGTTCAGTTCATGGTGTCGACCGGTCTGCGGTGGGGCGAGGTATCGGCCCTGCAGCCCAAGCATGTGGATCTGGAGACGTCCACGATCCGGGTGCGTCAGGCGTGGAAGTACTCGTCTGCCGGGTATGTGTTGGGTCCGCCGAAGACGAAACGGTCCCGCCGCACGGTGGATGTTCCGGCCAGGCTGCTGGAGCGGCTGGACCTGTCGAACGAGTTTGTTTTCGTCAACACCAATGGTGGCCCGGTCCGGTATCCGGGGTTTCTGCGCAGGGTGTGGAATCCGGCTGTGGAGAAGGCTGGTCTGGTTCCGCGGCCGACTCCGCACGATTTGCGGCACACGTATGCGTCGTGGCAGCTAACGGGCGGGACACCGGTGACGATTGTGTCTCGCCAGCTGGGTCATGAGTCGATTCAGATCACGGTGGACACGTACACGGATGTGGATCGGACGAGTTCGCGGGTGGCGGCGGAGTTTATGGACGGATTGTTGGGGGACTTTTAAGACCCAGATGCGCCCTACCAGGGGATCTAGATCCTGGTAGGGCGCCTTTTTGTGTTTGCGGACCTCACTCGGTCATAGTCCAGGCTCCGCAGCCGCTTGTGCGGAACATGATGCGGTGGTCGCCGTTGATGGTGCCGGTCCACGACGACACCCCGTCGGGTTGGATGTTCGCGCGGACGGTGCCGGATGATGCTTCACCTTCGCGGAGTGTTTCGCCGCCGCGATACTCGGAGACGCTGACGATGGCCCAGGTGCAGCCGGGGGAGTCGGGTGGGATGGTGGCGGTGTAGGTGCCCCAGTCGTATCCGTCGGCGCCGCCCATGTTGTGGTAGCCGTCGCCGGGGATGGTCCGATACGGGTTCACGCGCGCTGTGGTGGTGGTTGGCGTTGTGGCGGCTTGCGTTGTGGTGTCGTCGTCCTTGTCGCCACGGGCGGAGACGAGGGCGACAAGGGCGAGGACGCCGAGCGCGGCGGCCATCACTTTTCCCGGCGAGACTGCGTTGGTGTTGTTGTTCATGGATGTGTGCGCTTTCTGGTGAGGGGCTGGCAAACGTGACGCACTGTCGGTTATCTAATCGTGATATTCCCATTTGTGGGCTTCGTGTGTCGATCTTGGCAACGATCCGTTAGCGTCTACGCATCCGGTTGCGAGGGGTGGCCGGTGTTGTTCATTTCGGTAGGTGCAGCCCATGTTTGATGACGATCTCGACACTCTGCTGGCGCGGATTTTGAACGCGATGGATGAGTGCCCGCCAACAATGTGGTCGCTGGACCGGGCGCGCCTAGTCCTTGCGGCGTTGACGCGCCCGGACGCTCCTGGCGACGTGGGCGTGGATCGCAGGGCCTGTTTCGCTGGCCCTAGGCTGGCGCGGTTGCGGCGGTTCACCGGGCCTGGCGCCTAGGTCTTCCTCCTGGTCTTGATGCGTTTCGCGCGGTGTTCGCGTCGTCTGCGCAGTTTCCATGACATTTCGTGCCTCCTGTAATCGTCTGGTTATTTCTGCAACTAGGTCGGCGTCACTGATTTGTTTCACCGATGTGTTGGTTCCGATCGGTACTGGGTCTCCTCCGCTCAATGTTGCGATCGTTGAGCCGGGTTCCCACTGCAGTGGAGCATCGAGCATTCGAAGCGTTGAACCGCGGGGCCGCGGTTTCGATGCGTCGTTGTTCTCTATGCGTGACTGCACCACGTCGGATGGCCCTCCGGCTTCCTGAACCTCGGCTTGGCTGAGTTTCAGGTACTCGCGTCGGGCTCGGACGATCTTCCCGAGTCGTTCCCAGTCGGCCTGCGCTGGGCCGTTCTGCGTCTTTGGCATGGCGCCAATCATCCGGAAAATGTTCGGCAAACACAACCATCGTTTGGCTAACGACCGTCGTGTAATTCCCTTGTCCACCTGCGGCGATGTCGACGTTTGCCCAGCTAGACCAACATTTGCCGAACAGATCCTTGCGGATCCCTAATGTTTGCCGTACATTCGGACGCATGCCAACCGGTTCAAAATTCTCCCGAACCAAGAGCGTCGCCGACCGCCCACTTAGGACTCCACCGCATGTACCTATCGGAGCGCTGCGTGCAGTTGCCGACGTGACGCTTGAAGAACTCGCAGTGGGAATCGGTCAGATTTGGGAAGAGGAAGGCCGCTCGGACGCGAAGCCGCCCAGCCGCGGCACCTTGTCCGCGATCGAGTCTGGCCGCCGTGGCGCATCACCAGAACTGCTCGCCGCCATCGAAAAGTTCTTCCACCTGGACCCGGGGACCATCACGACCGCATACCGGCCGAGGCCCCGCGCGCGTTTCGCCGCATAAAAAACCCCCGCCTGTCGGGGCGGGGGTTCAACCGACAACCGAGAGAGGAAGTCTCAGTGTCTGAACTACAGCTTACCGGCGACCAGTCGCCATTCGACGCCGGACGCATCCCGTGCCCCCATGGTGGCGAGGACCGGTGGTCTGCCCGCTGGCTCATGGAGCAGATGGGGTACGACAACTGGCAGAACTTCGAGAAAGTCGTCGAACGCGCCAAGGTTTCCGCCCACAACCAGGGTTTCAACGTTCGGACCCTTTTTACTGCCGTCAGTAAAAAGGGCGCCGGCAGGCCGCAGTCCGACTTCCTCGTCACTCGGTTCGCGGCATACCTGATCGCAATGAACGGCGATCCACGCAAACCGGAAGTGTCGGCCGCACAGGAGTACTTCGCGGTGAAGACCCGCGAGGCTGAGGTAGCGCAGCCGGTGCTTGATCTGACCGACCCGGATGTGGCGCTGGACAAGATCATCGAGTTGGCTTCGCTGGCTAAGTCCGAGCGGGCGGCGCGCATCGCAGCAGAGTCGGAGGCCAAGGTTCTCACTGCCGCGATCGAACGGGACGCCCCGATGGTTGCGAAGGCCGAGGCGCACACCGGGTCCGATTCGGATGTTCACCGTCAGGAGTTCGCCCGCGAGGTCCAGGCGTGGGGGACCAAGCAGGGCATCGAGATCAAGCAGGCGGATGTGTTGCGGTTCCTCGGACACATCGGGTTGTTCATCCGTGGTGAGCGGTCCGACACGGGTCACGCGACTGCTGATGCGCTCAAGCGCGGGTTGGCTTTCACCCATAAGGATGTGGCGCGCAACGGCTATGCGTATGCGGTGGGGAAGCTGACCCCGTCTGGTCAGGACTACGCGTGGAAGCGGATCACCAAGTACGTCGAGGCCAATGGCTCCCTGGAGTTGCCGCGTGAACTGCGAGGCGGTGACCCGGCATGAAGTTCTCCGGTGAATACCTGTACCGGGTCCGCGTGATCCGTTACCCCGAGGGTGCGTTCGAGTGCATCGATGAGGAAGCTGACTACTGGGTCCCCACTCCCGGCTGGCAGCCGCCTGGTTGGCGTCCGCGCGGCAACTACACACAGATCATGGGCACCGATGAGTTCGTGTGGCCGGTAACCAACAAGGTGTACGGGTCGCATTCGACAGCGAAGAAGCGGGCTGACCTTCTCGAGTCCTATGGGGCTACTGCGGTGGTTGAGCGTTCCAGCCGGATTGTGTGGCCCGAATCATGAGCTTCTCTTTCTATGCAGAGCCCAGCCAGATCCTCAAGAGAGGCCATGGTGGTGTGACCGTTGGACTCGGGGAAAACAACGGATCCGAATTGGCCTACTTGTACGTCGGTGACGGATACCGCAATGGTGACGTTCTCCTGGACGCCGACGAACTCACGGATCTGATCGACCAACTCACCATCATCCGCAACGCGATGAGGGAAACGCGATGACGTTTCATTCGAAGCCTCGCCCGAAGGTGCAGCACTTTCCGAAGCCGAAGAAACCACTTTTTGTGTCGAAACCGAAAGAGGGTGAGCCGAAATGATCGAGGTGTACCCCATAGAGCAGGTAGCAGACAAGTACCTGCCTCACATGAAGGACCGGTACCGGTGGATGAAACGCCGACTCAAGAAGGGTGAGATTCCGGGGAAGCAGTTGTCTCGGAGTGTGTGGGTGATGACTGATGCCCATATCGAGCAGTGGCTTTCGGGTGGTTCTCCGGTAGCCGAGGTGGAGCCGGTGGAGCCGGTGTCGTTGGCTGCTGGGTTGTCGGCCCGGGCTCGTCGGAGGTTGGCGTCGTGAGTACGTCTGCTCCTAAGCATCGGAGTGTGTGTCAACTGTCGGGTGAGGTTCGCCCGTCTGGGTTGTGGAAAGCGTTGGCGGAGTTCGACGCAAAGCAGATGAAGGAAGCGGCGGAGTTGGATGCGTTGCGTGAGGAAAACGCGCGGCTGAGGTGCCGGCTGCAGGAACTGGGGGAGACAGCGTGAGCGATCCGGCAATCGAAGCGGTGGAGCGATCGCTGCCGTACGAGTACGAGGCCGACGAGGTCATGGCCGACGTCGCGGTGCGTGTCGCCCGTGAGGTGTTGAAGCCGATCCGCGAACTACACCACCCAATCGATGAGCACGGCGATTCTGTCGAAGAGTGCAGCGAGTGTAGACACCGTTGGCCCTGCGATACCGCCAAGCTGATTTACACCTCTGAGGAGCTTCAGTGAATCTTGTTGAGCGTTTGAATGCCAGGTTTAACAACGTGATTCATGACGGGCTCGCGGCGTTCGGGGCTGTGGTGGATCCGTGGCTGGCGCGCCTTGAGCGGCAGGCCATGTCGAATGCGTTGGGTCGGGATGTCGGCCTGGATTTCGGGGATGTTCTTGTGGCTGCGGAGGCTGAGGAAGAAGTCCACGAACCGTCTGCCGAACGTCGGGTTTCGGCAGACCCGTCATCCACTCCCGTGGGTGACATTGGTCCCGGCGCGGGCATGGTTCCCCCGCCTCCCGCGCCGGGACCTTCCAAATGCACCTGCCCCACCACGGAATGCGAACTCCTCGCAGAGGACATCTGCGACGAAGCCGAGGAATCCGAGTTGATTGCTGGTGACGAGTTCATGGAGTTGGGGGAGTTCCTGGACACCGCCACTGCGGAGGAACTCGCCGCGATGAGGCAGCAGCGTGAGGTGTCCGAGGGCGACTTGACGATGCGTATCGCCGAAGCGCGCTACACGTGGCCGCACTCCAAAGCAGCCGAGTCGTCTTCCCACTACATCGCCAAGTACCTGCTGGAGAACTACCGCATCACCCCGAGATAGATAGGAACACAGGACTAATGAACCTGAAGACAGCACTAGCCGCGATCGAAGCGATCCTCGCCGCTATCCCCGATGAAGAGTTGCCTTCGTTCGACCGTATGGAGCACGGAGCCGATGGACGAGTAACCGCCTGGTATGGGCACACTGGCCGGGTCCTGGGAAGCGCTACCCGTGGTGGCATCCGTAATTCCGAGGTGTACCGGACCGGGGCGTCCTGGAGCGCCATTGAAGGCGAGATGGCCTACCGGGCCGACAAAAAGCTTCTGGAGAACAACGACGAACCCGCTGGCTTGTTCTGAGCTAGGCGGGCCGTCGTCCACCGCACGGACGACGGCCCTAACACCGGAAACACACAACCAATGAAAGGCACTTCCGATGCTAGATCGAGATTCTAAACCCTCATGGTGGGACCACCACCAAACCAACTGGGCCGACCTGCCCGTCACCCGCAACGCCCCCATGGCTGACCTGGACCTATTGAAGGAACTGGAGGACCTGGCGGAGCTGGTGTTGATCCACGTCGAGAGTGTGTCGTGGTTCCGCCCGTTCCTGCCGCCTGCGCATTGGGAGAACGAACCCACGATCTGGGAGCAGATGAACGGCGACGCCGTAGTCGCACTCTTGCACGACTATCTCACGACAGGAGAAGCAGCATGAGGCGCAGTGAGAAGGACTGGCGGTATTGGTGGACGATGCCGCTGCTGATCGCCGCCGGCATCATCGGCCCAGGTTTGGCCGCACCAGAAGCCCACGCCGACATCAACAGCGACGCGTTCGTGATGGCACTCGACTCCGAAGGCATCCCCTACACCAGCAAGAACGACGCCATCAAAGCAGGCAAAGCTGTCTGCACCATCCTCGACACCGGCCTGTCCATGTACGAGGCGTCAATCGTGGTGCACGAGAACACGGACCTGTCCATGTACGACTCGGGGTATGTGGTGGGTGCTGCCACGGCGGCATTCTGCCCGGAGCATCTCCGCGAAACCGGGTGGGTGGTGTAGGTGGCGAACTCACCGTTCATCCAACTGGCAGAAGTCCACACCAGCGACTGGCGTTCCCGCGCGATCTGCACCCACAAGGACGGCGACATTTGGTTCCTCAACGAATCCGGCCACTACACCGCCGACCCCGCCCGCCGCATCTGCTGGACCTGCCCCGTCCAAGCGCCATGCCTCAAATTCGCGTTGCAACACAACGAGGCCGGCGTGTGGGGCGGCTTCTCAGAGAAGGAACGTGCCCGCATCAAGCGTGGCGAGCTGGCACCGGTGAAACCGGCACGGTTCACGGAGAAGGAATGCTTGCAGTGCGGTGAGGTGTTCGAGCCGGTCACCCGCAGGGCAAGGTTTTGCTCGCAGAAATGCAAGAAGCGCGCGGCGAATGCACTGCGGTCAGTGCCTTCCCGAAAGACCTGCAGCCACTGCGGCGGCGAGTTTATGGGGACGTATGCGAAGACCTGCTCGAATGAGTGCCGACGGGCGCAGAGGTGGGGCGCGTGAGCATCGACTGGTTCGCCGTGGAATGCGCCGTGAACGGAACTCCCATGCGACTTAACACCGAAGAGCGCCGAATGCTGGTGCGGCGGCGCCCGAAACTCCCCGAAGTGGAGTTGGCGCGAAGGGCGCACTGCACGGTCCGCACCATCGAACGGGACAGGGATGAACTGCCTGCAGCAAAGTTGCAATCCTGCCCGGTGTGCGGGGAGGACGCGTGGGTCACGACCGACGGCAACATGGAAGCCCACCCAGACAGGCTGTTTCAGGAATGCCCACTGTCGGAGACGGATTGGGAATCCCGTATCGCTGCAACAGTCATCTGGTTGTCTCGGCGTATCCGTAGCGGTGACTCCCTGCCCGTGTGGGCCTATCTGACAAGCCTCCCGGAAACCGAACGCACTCAACTGTTGATGGCTGCCCTTGCCGGTGTGCCAGATGTTGAGGACCCGTTCGCGTGGATCACAGAACTGGAGTCCGTTGCATGACCCTGATCGATCTGTCGTTCATGCTCGCCGCAGCGGTGGAGGACAAGCATGCGTGGCGTGACCTGGCACGGTGCGCCGAAGTGGACCCCGAAGTGTTTTTCCCCGAGAAGGGTAAAAGCGCGAAGCCAGCCAAACGGATCTGCAGCCGGTGCGAGGTTCGGGTCGAATGCTTGGAGTTCGCGTTGGCGAACCGTGAGCACTATGGGGTGTTCGGGGGGTTGTCGGAGAAGGAACGGCGTCCTCTGCTCAAAGCGAATGGTGAGGATCAGGTGGCATGAGCAACGGGAACAGGCTCACCCCAGAGCAGGTGCAAACGATTCTGTTGATGACTCGTGAGGGGTGGTCCGCCAAGCATATTGGGGAAGTTGTGGGTTGTTCGGCTCGGACGGTGGTTCGGGTTCGGGCGGCTGGTGACGCGCGTCTGGCGTCGCCGGATCAGTTTGTGCCGTTGAGCCAGGAGCAGAAGGATTTCGCCCAATATTTGCTTGATGACGGCGCCCCGTATCGGGAGGTTGCCCGCACGTTGGGTGTGAGCCGGACAACGGTCGAAAAGTATTTCCCTGGTTACGGGTGGTCGAAGAAGCAGGCTGCTGAGTTCAGAGCTCTGGTCAAGAAGTTCCGCTGGTTGGAGGCTTCGTGATGTGCGTGTGTGGGCACAACCGGTCTTTCCACCGCTACCAGTGGGACAAGTTCCGCGGCAGGTGGGACACGGGTTGTGACGCCACCAACTACCACGGCCCCGTCGGGCATGAACGCTGCCGCTGCTCGAAATACCAAGACAAGGAAGACGAATGATCACTGATACGAGGGTCATCACTGCGAGGGATGACGCGAAAGCCGGCGCAGCCGCACTTGATGACGCGAGGTGTGCTTTGCATGAGCTGTTGTCGGAGGGGCCGCAGTTGCCGTTCCTGGATCGTGAAGCGCTGGAACTGAATTTGGAAGTCGTGTCCAAGGCGTTGTCTCGGGTTGATGCGGTGATCGGATCGTTGGACCGGCTGGCGGACAGGTGGACAGAATGAGCGACCGCGCCGAAAAACTGTTGCAGCAAGCGAAAGTCGCTGATTTCCTCCGAAGCAAGGGCCTGCTCACCGACAAAGAGGTGGCTGACGTGATCCACCAAGCCGTTCATGACGCAACGAAACCGGAGGCTGACGATGAGTGATCAGACCCGTATCGAGGCGACTCTCGTGAGTAGCGAAACCCAAAAACTCACGTGGGAGTGGTTCACCGGTTTTGTTGGCCCCGGTAGGTGGCGTGCGGTACTGCCCGGTGATCGGCGCAACGCGTGGATCAATCCGTCCGATGTGGCTGGTGATTTCCGTTGGTCTGTGGAGGACAACACGTGTGCGCGGGTTTTGGCGTGGGGGTATGAGGAAACGTTGGACGCCGCGATGGCCGCTGCCGCTGCTGCTGCGGAGGTGACCGAATGAGCCTGACCCCGCATCTTGGTCCTAACGATCCGGTCCCCACGACATGCCTGCCTCGCGGTTCGTCTGTAGCCCAAAGGCTGATGTTCAAGACTGCGCTACTGCCGAATGGATGCTGGGAGTGGCGCGGGGCGAAGAACCCAAAGGGGTACGGGAACATCCGCGTAGACAGTTACGGGCCAGCAAAGTCTGCTCATCGTGTCGCCTACACCGAACTTGTCGGCCCCATCCCGGATGGCCTGGAAATTGACCATCTTTGCAAGAACCGCGCCTGCATCAATCCGAAACACCTGGAGCCCGTTACGCGCACGGTCAATATCCAGCGCGTGGACCAGCGGAAGGCTCGGTGCAAATCGGGTCACGAGATGACGCCAGAGAACACCCGGATCTACATCACGAAGAGCGGGATGGAGACCCGCAATTGCCGGGCGTGCGCCCGCGAGTTCACCAGACAGTATCGACGGAGGAAGGCTGCGCGATGAGCGAACCTGATGTGGAAGGACTTGCGAAGCTCCGGGAACCTTTCCCGCCGAACCAGATCGGGAAACTTCCCAAGGGCGGCATCACTCTCGACTTCCTTGGCCACGGCTACCTCACCGCCCGATTCCTGGACGTGGACCCGATGTGGACGTGGGAGCCGTTCGCCGTCGGGGACAACGGGCTACCCCTGCTGGATGAGCAGGGTGGGCTGTGGATCCGACTCACCCTGTGCGGTGTGACCCGCATCGGATACGGCGACGCTGGCGGGAAGAAAGGCCCCAACGCCGTCAAAGAAGCGATCGGCGACGCTCTCAGGAACGCGGGCATGCGGTTCGGTGCGGCTCTCGACTTGTGGTGCAAGGGGGACCCGGACGCCCCGGCTCCTCCTGATCCTGCGGTGGCTGAACGCAACGCTCTGCTCCACGAGCTGGGAGATGCATGCGCAGCTCTGACGCTCGATGAGAAGACGGTGGCTGCCCAGTTCTACGGCAAGTACAAGGTGACGGCGAGGAACGCGAAACCTGCCCAGTTGCGGGAGTTCATTGACGACCTCATGGAGAACGGTGCCCCCGCATGAGCCGCCGGTATACGGGGTTCTCCCCGGAAACCAAGGAACTGATCTGGACCCGTGCCCAGGGGCGGTGTGAACGCTGCAACGAGTATGCCTCAGACGCTACTGCACACCATCGCAGGCCCCGTGGTCTTGGCGGATCTCGCCGCGATGACACCAATCTGGCGTCCAACGGGCTGTGGGCTTGCGGTGCCTGTCATCGTTGGGCGGAGTCCTATCGGACGCAAGCTTTCGCTGACGGGTGGCTTGTTCGTCAATCCCAGTCCCCTATCACTGTTCCCGTCCTCTACAGGGGCAACTGGGTGTTGCTCGATGACGACGGGCTTGTTTACCGAGTTCCCACAGAGGCAGCGAAATGAATCCGCATGACGTGCCTGTTATGTGACCACCCGAGGTCTTCTCATGCCCCCCAGTGCCGGGTCCGCATGGGTGTCAACCGGGACGACATGAACACCTACACGATCTGTTTGTGCCCCGGATTCGAAGGCGCAGAAGAGGAGAACGACCATCTTGCCTGACGTGCCCATTGGGTTCACGGGAACCCGTGACGCGATGCCGCAAGTTCGACGACCAGACGGAGATGACCCTGCTATGAACGCATCTGAGGATGGCCTCGAACCGCTCGGCGAGGCCCCCGACATCGCCCCCGCGGCGACCGGCCAGCGTGCCCGCCGCCGGGCCGGTTCCCTCGACGACCGCCGGGTCGAGGTGATCAACGCCGACGAGACCGTGCTGACGGTGCTCGTCTACCCGGACGGCAACGTGCGACTCCGAACCGATCAACCGCAGTCGTGGGTCATCGAGACGTTGCAGACGCTCGCCGACTCTCTGCGCGAACGGGCCGACCGGGAGGGCGCGTGAAACTCGGTTCGCTGTTCTCCGGCGCTGGCGGCCTCGACTTGGACAGCAGGTAGATCCGATGGATGCCGCCGAACTCGCCGCCTGGCGCCGCAAGCGCCGCTATCGCCGGTCCGCGTGGGGACATCCACGACCACCCGCACCAACCGAAACCACAACCCACACAGGAGAACCGATGAGCAACCTCACACCAGAACAGCTCGAAGCGATCGCCTACATCGTCCTCGCATTCACCGGACCCCCGTCGCTGGCGTACTTCCTCGTGAAGGGGCTGTTCAGGTGATGTACACGGTTTCTGGGACGTGGCCCCATTACATCGTCACCGGTGGAACCGAACCACCGAAATGCTTCAACTCCACCGTCACCGTCGTCAAATACCTGGAACAGATTCTCCAGCAAGGAGACACCATCAACTGGCAGGTCCCATGATCACCGTTGCTTGCGCCGAATGCGCCCGCACCCAAGGCCGGCCCGTCACCGCCGAATTCACCACCACCGGCGACGCTCAACACTTCATCCGCCGACACCACGCCTTTGCTGATCACAGAGCACACATCGAGGAACACCATGACGTGCCTGTTGTGTGATCATCCCCGCTCCACTCACACACCCCAATGCCGTGTCCGGCTGGGTGTGGATGCGGATGACATGACCCGGTACACGCAGTGCCTATGCCCAGGATTCGAAGGCACAGAAGACGAAGAGGAGGACTAGTGGCTCACGTTCTGTATCGCTTCTACAGCGCCACAGGGCAGCTGCTGTACGTGGGAATCACCATGAACCCGCCGCAACGGTTCAAATCCCACCGAGACTCAAAAGACTGGTGGGACCACGTCGCTGGCATCAGCATCGAGAACTACAACACCCGTGAGGAACTGGAGAACGCTGAACGCCGCGCCATCCAGGTTGAGCACCCCTTGCACAACGTGGTGCGGGCGAAACCAAAGGTGATCCAGGACCCTTTCGCGGAGTCGGATCCGAAACCGCAGCCGGAACATCCTCTGCCTGATTCTCTGACCGATCTTTTCTCGCCAGAACCAACCGGTCACGTTTTCGGCGGACTGTTCGGACGATCCAATGTGGTCCGCGATCGGCAGGCTGAGGCTCGTCGGGCACGGTGGGATGCCATCTACGCCTGCGATCTCTGCGACCATGCCGGATACCGAGGCAAGTCGGTGTGCGACCACGTCGAGCACCGATCGGGGCGAGCCCGTGAGGCGCAACGACAGGTCCAGAGGGATCGGCTGCAAGTCATTCCTGGAGGTGATTCCTGATGGGCAGGAAAGCAACTGGCAAGGACCACTCGGAAATCAACCTGGCAATCTGGGGTGATGATGACTGGTTAGATCTAACCCCGCCAGCCCAACATCTGTACTTCGTGTTGTGGACGAGCCCGCAACTGTCCTATTGCGGTTCGGGGGAGTGGCACGCCGGCCGAATCGCCGCGATGGCCAAGGGATGGACAGTTCAGGCCGTCGAGGCGGCCGCCGCAGAGTTGTCCCGTCAACTGTTCCTCATCATCGACACCAACACCGACGAGTTTCTTCTGAGGTCGTGGATCAAGCACGACGGCCTGTGGAGGAAACCGAACATGGCCGTGTCGATGGCTAACGCGCGGGCAGCGTTGGCGTCGAGGACATTGCGCGGGGTTGTGGTGCATGAAGTGAAGAAGATCAAGGCCCGCAATGAGGCTGACGCGAAAGCCAACAGTGATGTGATCGTGTCGGCTGGGTGGCAGCGGGATGCAGTCAAGGAACTGCTGTCTCAGAAGGCGATTGATCCGGCCACGTTGGAGCCGTTTACCCCCGGTTCAACCCCTAGTCCAACCCCCCCGCTAACCCCCGGTCCAACCCCCGGTCCAACGGTTAAGCAGGGGGATGGGGTTAACCCCCCGTCTAACCCCGGGGCTACTCCTACTCCTGCTCCTTTCTCCTTCTCCAACTCCTTAGGGGGTTACGTAAGTACGGAAGGTCACCAGGAGCCCCCATTGCGTTGCCCCGCCCATATCAATCACCCGAACCCACCGAAGTGCCGCGACTGCGCTGACGCGCGTCGGGCACACGACGCATGGGCAGCCGCAAGGAAACGGGACGAGCTGACGTTGAGGCGGGCCATCAAGTCTGCTCGTGAAGCCTGCACTGAGTGCGATGCCAACGGGTTGATCGAAACCCCAGAAGGCATGGTCCGCTGCGTCTTCCATGAAGAACCGTCGGCTGGTTTGGGTGTGGCGTTGTGAAGGACTGGCGTGGGACGACGATCCATCAGGAGTCGTTGAAGGTTGGGTGTCGTGATTGTCGGGCTGGGGTGGGTGAGCCGTGTGTGGTTCGGGATGGGAAGGGGCGGGTGTTGAAGGTGTTGGAGGCTTTTCCGGCTCATTCGCACAGGATCGCTGACGCCCGTTCTGCGGGTTCCCAAGGCACTGACACCGACCTTGCCCCGAAAGTCGCTCCACGTGGCGTACAGCCCCCGCAATCAACACCAGGAGACGAGTGATGACGCAACGAAAAGGTGGATTCGACTGGATCCGGTCGACCTACCGCGTCCCAGCGAAGCGCGGAATGCGAGTTGTCTTCGATGGACGGCCGGGACGCATCCTGAGCGTTGATGGCCCGTATCTGATGCTGCACTTGGACAGCGACCCGAAGAACCTGCGCACTCGTGTCCATCCGACGTGGCGCATGGAGTACCTGACATGACGTTGTTTGTGTCGTCTTCGGATGATCCTCGTGTCCAGGCCGCCCAGGCTGCGCGGTCGTGTGACATCTGCAAAGCCCCCAAAGGCAAACCCTGCTCGAACACGATTCGTCCGGGGAAGCCGCTGCCCGGTCGGGTCATCCACTTCGGGCGGCTCACTGACAGAAACCGAGAACCGAAAGGCGACGAATGAACAACCAAGAGAAGCTTGCCCGTATCCGCGAGTTCTGCAACAGCGTCGCTGAACACGATCCGGGCTACGAGGTGGCTTGTGACATCCGAGATTTCATCGACGGACATGCAGATTTGGTGGAGGGATGATGGCGGTTCACAATCATGGCCCGGACGATCCAGCGAACCCGTTCTGCGGTGAGTCGATGGTGGGTGGGAAGTTGACGGGGGAATGCTTGAAAACTGAGTCCCGTGCGTCGGGGTTACGTGACGTACTCACAGAAGCCCAGCGGGACGAGATAGCAAAGGCGATCAGCGCGCACCGATTGTGGAATGGTCGATGTGAAGCGTGTGGAGAGACCTCCCGGCACGAGTCCAGGCATATGGCCGATGCGGCTGTAGAAGTCCTCGCGTCTCTTCCCGGCGTGGCGGTAATCCAACTACCCGACGAAATGACGGATCGCACCAACGTGGCAGAGAAGATCCGACGCCAACCGATGTGGGAGCACCAAGGCTCGTGGGCGACGGTCGAAGGTGACGAAGTCGAGTTTGAAGCCGATAACCAAATGGTGTGCGGCATCATCCGGGTCAACTCTGTCCCGGGGTTGGTTTCAGTTCTCGCCGCCGCTGCTGCTGTAGCCGAGGGGGAAGACAAGTGAGTGATGTGGTTGAGCGCGCCAAGGCTGCGCTGGTCGACTACGAAGTGGCGAAGGGGTCTCGGGTCGCGGTCGCACCGGGCCGGTCCTACCGGCTGCTCGCCGAATTGGTAGCCGAGGTTGAGCGTCTTCGCCCCAGGGGGGTTGAGACTACTGCTGATCTCGAATGGCTCCCAGAGGATTCCTGAGATTATCAGGGGTTGATTCGATGATCGTCGCCGTTTCTCCAGGTAGGCAGCCGATCTGACAGCGCACACATGTTTCCGATTACCGACACTCGTAGGGAGATGACGACTATGCCGACCACAGAGCATGGATCAGACGTCCAGCACTTGAGCCCTGAACACCGCGATCGTGCTTGGCGCGATAGGTTCAACGCCCGGTGGCACTATGACTACGGCGGGTGGATTCGTACCAGGCCGCAGGATGAGGCGTCGACCTTCGCTTTGATCCCAACCAAACACTACGGACCGTTCACTGAGGATCACTCGTGTCCTGCCTGCCTGGTGGTACACCCACCTGAGGATTGCCCCGTCCTAAGTGGAAACACCGACATGTTGGTTGTTTTCGATTACGACACCTCGCCCAACAAGGCACAAGCGGATACAGCTGACGATGACCCCAGATAACGTAATTCTCACCCACGACGGAGGAACCCTGCAGAAGACGAGTAGGGGTACCTGGTATTGGGCCAACGATGACCAAGACGAGAGCCTTCCAGGGGGCCTTATCGACTTCCTTCCCGCCCGCGTGCTCTACATCCCTACAGACTCTTTGGAGGAAGCGTGAGCAGCGAAGCCCAAAACCTCATGATCGAGGTGATCGATGCGCACACGTACGACGGTGCCGACAGGGGGTTCCTCGGCGAGCACCGTGTCGAGTACTGCATCTGCGGGTGGTCGGAGGAAGGCGACGGCGTGCACACCGCGCATGTGGCTTCTGAGGTTGATAAAGCCCTCGGAGGACTCACCCGTGAAACTGTTCCCGCCCGCGAGGGGTGGATTCTCCCGCCTGGATGGATCGGTGACCGCACAGCTGCCCGCTGGGTGTCGGGATGGAGCGAGGCATGAGCGACCGGTTCTATGTCTTGGACTGCGATAGGTGCGGAAAGACGTTGGGTTGGACCACCAATGCTGCATTCCCGATGTGTGGGTTGACGCGGTGCACCGACTGCATGCGGGAGGCGATCGCGTGATTCAGGTTCATTGTCGGGAGTGCAACCGTGTCTGGGACCAGTCGTGCGAAGACTGCGCTCAGTGGAAAGCAGACCGCCACGCCATCGCGTCGGGGCATACGGATATTCACATCATCCCGGACACCACACCACCGCGGCCTGTGGTGGATCAGGGGTGGGCGGAATGGCTCACGAAAGGAAAACCATGAACAACGACGGAAGCGGAGTAGTCGCCGAATGGCGGCACGTCCACGGAAGAAACCCCGACCGCGTCCTACCAGGTGCCGTGTTCGCCTCGCACGGTCCTCGTGGTGAGGAGATCGACACACCGACCGATCACCGAATGCTGTGGTACGTGCGTGATCAGATCTTCGGCGCGGACATGAAGCCGTACGTGCGGGAGATCTTCCAGTTCCTGAACGACTACCTCGCTGCGACCTGTCAGCATCACTGGCTCGAATACGAGGCAGAAGAGGGTTACTGCGAGGCGCACCGTCAGTGCTTGTGGTGCAACGACGTCGAATGGAAGAGCGAGTGACTACTCCTGAGCGTGCAGCGTTGATCGAGCGGGCCGCGCAAGCCATCTGCGAAACCACCAGCTCCGGCCGCATGTTCCCCTGGAACACCCTCACGGAGCAGGAGAAGGACGCGTGGCGGCGGATGGCTGATGCTGCGTTCGACGTCCTCGTTGAGGCATGGTTTCCGCCGTTCTGATGCCGAAAACACCTGAAACCCCCGTCGAGCACATCGAGTTCGCGCGGGAAGAAGCCCGCCAAGCCGCATACGAGTCCGCGACCACTCACGCTCTGATCGCTATCGCCCAACTACTAGCCGAAAAGGACCAACCGTGACCTTGTCCGTGATCCTCGCCGCCCAGGCTCGGTTCATCCACGAGAGCCCTGTTTGTCCGGTGTGTTTCCAGCCCCGCACAGAGCATTCCACCGACTGCAAAGGACACCACAAATGAGCGTCTACGCACTGAAGCAACCGCATCCCAACGGGGGAGAGTGGATCCAGGAGCACGACAGCCTAGAGGATGCGCTTGAGTTCCAGTCGCATAGCGGCGGCATTCTCGTCCGGCGCGAAGCAATACCTGGGCAGCCTGGACTGTGGTGGGTAGAGGTCAACACCGAATTGCCCAGCGATGTCGGGTCGGTTGTGCAGTCTGAACCCAACCAGGAGGGGATCACTGATGTCTGATGCTCGTGTGGGGGCGTGGATCGCGGCGTGGGACGCGCTCAACGCCGCCACCAACACCCTCAAAAAATGCCCCATTCAAGACCCCGACGAGTATCGGGCGTTCTGCCAACTCCAAGCAGACATCTACGCCCACCTCGCCGACGTCCCGGCAGAGGTCGGTGCCGCCGCAGCGGAATGGCTTGAACACCGCGAGAAGGAACTACGGGAACAGGAAGCGATGTTCAGGAAGGCATTCGAAAAATGACCAAGCCGATCGACACCGACGCCCATGCGGAAACACCCACCAAACCAAAACACATGAACCCCAACAAACTCCGCTACACCCTCTACCGGCTCACCATCGACTGGCTCCACCTTCACACCCAACTCCCCACACCACCACGCCAACAAACCCTCCGACACACCAAAACCCACACCTACGGACACCCCGCCGAATGGGCCAGCGACACTGCAGCACTCATCGCCGACATGCTCACAAGCTGGCACGACTACCTCGCCGAACAACGCAACGAAACCCCACCACCCCACGGAAACGAACAAAAACGAATCATCGCCGCCTGGAAATACCTCGAACCACGCTGCGAACAACTCACCCAACTCGTCACCCACGACGACCTCAAAGAACTACCCGACCTGCACCACCGAATCCTCCGCATACTCGGATACACCAAAGCACCCAAATACACACTCCCCGTGCCCTGCCCATCCTGCGGACTACTCGCAATGGAACGCACCATCGGAATGGGCGGCAACGACTACATCGCATGCGGCAACCCCGACTGCACCTACATCGTCCGCGACGACCCCGACGGGAAAAACTACAAATGGCTCATCCGCGTATGCCTCGACACGCTCATCGAGTCCGAACAACAACAAGCCGGTTGATCTTTCGTGTAAGATGACTGCCAGTAGAAGAACTATGCCCGCACCCGGACGAGCTTTCGGGTTTGTGGGCATTTTTCATGCTCACATCCGGGAAGGGACCCGAGCTAGATGGCAGGAACCGCAGTCCTCACCCCTGACGGTATCGACACACTCGTCACCGCAGCCGAAGCGGCCGCACTATGCGGTGTCACCACCAGCACCATCTATGTGTGGGTCAACCGTGGCACCCTCGCACCGTCCGGGAAAAACCGCACCGGGCACAACGTTTACCGCGTCCTGGATGTAGCCAAAGCTGAACACGCTACCCGCGTAAAGGCCAGGCGGCACCGATGAGTGCTTTCCCTGCGCCGCGCACACTGACCGAACGCATACAGGGCGCGCATTTCAATCTGAAACTTGCATGGCAGGCAGGCAACCCGGACATCATCGCCGCCGCTGAACGCATACTCGACCAGCTGATTGACCGGTTGCCCCGCCCCAGCCAGGAGTAGTTGACGTGCCAACCAAACATTTGCGGGTGTGTCCCGACCCTTGCAGCAAGGTTCGTTTCTCGGCGTGCAGCAAGGCTTGCCGACTCCCGAATGATATTGATCCGGAGTCGTGGCGCATCAACTTGCAGGACGGTGCGGGAACGATCGGTGGCGAAGGGTGGGCTGACAGAATCAGCGACGGCCTCGCAGGCGAATACCCCAAATGAGCAGCCTCACAGACCTCACGGACTTCCTTAACCGCACGCTGAACAACCTGGTTCACCCCGGAGACGAAAACACCAAACCCTTCCCGATCCTCCTGCCGGGACTACGAACTGTCAGTGTCCCCCCGGAACTCGCCGGCCAGTTCGCTGAAGAAGCAGGGCTGCCGCACCTCGACACCCCGAAACTGGTCGCGGAAGCGCTCGCCGCGGCGATCACCCAAAACTATGTGATCCTCACACGCGAAGAGCACGAACAACTACGCCAGCAAGCAGCCGACGCACCAACCGGGCACCGCGTCATCAACATTCGCACCACACCCACGGGCCAGCCTGTCCTGTCGATCACCATCGACAAAACAAGCAACGATGTTGTTGTCCCCGCGAAAGCGTTGCAGAAAGCAGCTGAACAGTGATCCACATTGAAGTTGACGGGAAAGTGCTCATGCACGCCGACCCCGGCCAGTGGACCACCACGCCACCCGATGTTCAAGCGGTCCAGAAAGCTGGACCCAACGAGCCTTGGATGTTGCCGATCATGGCCGCGCTCGCCAAAGCCGCCACCCTCGCGATGGCCGGGGCGAAACACGAGGACACCACAATCCGCGTGACCACACGCAAGAACGGCTGGATGCTGGACTGCACCAATGGATGACGCCGCCCGCGCCCGACTCGAACTACGCCGATCCAACGCTGCCCAGCCGCACCGAAACCGGCACCGCGAACGCAAAACCGGACGAACCACAGACCGCAACATCTGCTACTGCGGCGACGCGGACTGCCCAGACTGCGGCGAATGGTACGAGTGACGAACTGAGCCCACACATGACCGACGTCGTGATCAACGGAACCCGATACGTTCCCGAAACCACCAACGGAACTCCAATCGGAATCGGAGTCACCACCCGAAACCGGAACACCATCGCCGACCAGACAATCGCCAAAATTCGCCGCCACACACCCAACGCCAAACTCGTCATCATCGACGACGCCAGCGACCAGCCATACCCGGCAGCGACCTATCGGTTCACTCAACGCGCAGGCATTGCCCGAGCCAAAAACAAATGCCTAGAACTCCTCAACGGCTGCGAACACCTCTTCCTGTTCGACGACGACTGCTACCCGATCGCCGACAACTGGTTTCAGCCCTACATCGACTCGCCCGAGCCACACCTGATGTACCAGTTCGTCGACCTGGCCGGCGGGCGGAAACTCAACGACGTCACGAAGGTCTACGACGACGGCCACCACTTCGCGCTGACCGGTGCCCGCGGCTGCATGATCTACGCACACCGCAGCGTCATCGAAACAGTCGGCGGCCTCGACCCCGAATTCGGCGGCTGGGGATGGGAACACCCATCCTGGTCCGACCGCATCTACAACGCCGGCCTCACCACATTCCGGTACGGCGACGTGTGCGGCTCCCACAAGCTCATCCACTCCATGGACGAGCACCTCGAAGTGAAACGCTCCGTCCCCACCGAAGAACGTAAAGCCGCCGCCACCCGCAATGCCGAGTTGTACTGGAAACACCACTACACCAGCAGCCACCACATCCCCATCGTGGAACCTGACCGGCGTGTGGTGCTGACCTGCCTGCTGTCGAACAAACCTGACCCGCAACGCAACACACGCATGCGTCCCGACGTCAAACTGCTCGAAACGCTGATCAACTCAATCACCGACGCCGAAACCGTCGTGCTGTGCGACAACCCACTCACCCACCCGAAAGCATCATTCGAGCGAGTCACCAGCCCAGTAGACAACCCATACTTCGCGCGCTGGTACCTGTACTACCAATGGTTACGCGCCAACCCCGACGTCCAATGGGTATGGTGCGTAGACGGCACCGACGTCGAAATGCTCAACGCACCCTGGAAACACATGGAAACCGGGAAACTATACGTCGGCCACGAACCCGCCGTCGTGGGCATCGACTGGATGCGCGACAACCACAAAGCCACCCACCTGCAAACATTCATCGACACCCACGCCGACCACACCCTATTGAACGCGGGGATCGTCGGAGGTGACCGGGAAACCGTCATGACATTAACCCACGACATGATCGCCGACCACGAAGACCAACACCACACCCTATTGAACGCGGGGATCGTCGGAGGTGACCGGGAAACCGTCATGACATTAACCCACGACATGATCGCCGACCACGAAGACCAACAACGACGCATCTGGCACAAAGAAGACACCAAAGGCACCATCATCGGTGACATGGCCACACTCAACTATGTTGCCTACACCAAACACGCAGACCGTCTCGTCTACGGTCCGCGCGTCGCAACAGTTTTCAAAGCTACCGAGCGCAACCCGTGGAGCTGGTGGAGGCACAAATAAACATGGACCAGAACCTGAAACCCGGCGACGACGTATGGGTTGACTTCGACGGAATCGAACACGAAGGCACCGTCGAGAAAATCCAAGCCGGAGGCTGGGTCAGATGCTCCATCGCCATCGACCCCGAATACGACTACGGCAGCATCACACCACGACTCACACCACACATCACCGTCGCCGTGAAAACCACACACATACGACCAAAGACCTCGTGAACAACGCCCGCCCAGCCGGAGCAACGTGGAGACACACAAATGGGCCTCGCAACCACCACCATCCACCGACGCACCGTGCACAAGCAGTTCACCACGCAGATCGCCTGGGAGAAAGAACTACAGGCATACCGCACGATGCCATGGGCCACGCCCAAACTCATCGACTTCGGGCCCATGTGGATCGAGGTCGAACGCTGCACCCCGATCCTCAACCTGCACCCCAACTGGTCCCGGCGCTACGCTGAGCCGCTGTGGGATCTGCTCGCCGCCATCCACGCCGCCGGCTGGTGGCACTGCGACCCCTGCCTGATCAACGTCGTCGTACACCCCGACCGCGGCGTGCTGCTCATCGACTTCGAAAACCTCACCCCGGCAACCGGTGACCGCTCCTACGACATCTACGGCGCACGCGCCGCCGGCGTAGAGCCAGCGTGGCACGGGCCAGGACCAGACGGAGTCCACTGGGGAGGACCGTGGGACACATGCCCCGGACCATACTGGGACCACACATGACCTACACCATCGGCATCGTCGCCCACACCACACGCGCAGAACAAGCCCACCAACTCATGGAAACCGTAGGCGCCGCATACATGAACATCGACAACGGCGCACTCGGATGCGAAAACAACCACCGCAAAGTCTGGCAACACCTCACCCGCCACAACACAAACTGGCTCGTCGTACTCGAAGACGATGCAATACCGTGCAACAACTTCCGCGACCAACTCCACGCCGCACTAACAGCGGCACCCAGCCCAGTGGTCTCCCTCTACCTCGGACGCGAACGGCCACGCGAATACCAACAACGCATCGCCAAAGCCGCCGACACCACAGCCCACTGGCTCACCTGCCGGCGACTACTCCACGCAGTCGGCACAGCCATACACGCCGACCTTGTACCACACATGCTCAACAACCTGCCCGACGGCAATCCCATCGACGAAGCAATCAGCGCATGGGCACGCCACCAAGGCCACACCATCGCCTACACATGGCCCAGCCTCGTCGACCACGCAGACACACCACCAGTCATCGCAACCAGAAACGACAACCAGCCACGACCACCAGGACGCGTCGCATGGCAACACGGCGGACGAGACACCTGGACCACTGACACCCAACCAATCTGATGCCACGAGCACCCAAAGTCTGCCGACACGCAGGCTGCACCACACTCACCACAACCGGCACATGCCCCCAACACACCACACACCGTTGGGGCAACCACCAAGGACGCAAAGTCCCACACCGCCTGCAACAAGCCACATTCCGCCGCGACAACTGGACCTGCCAGCGGTGCGGCCGCCAAGCACAACCCGACACCGGCGAACTCCACGCCGACCACATACAACCCCGATCACGCGGCGGCACAGACACACTTGACAACCTGCGCACCCTATGCAAAGCGTGCCACGCGCCGAAGTCCCGCGCCGAGGCCCGCGGATCGAACACCTGATCGAACGCGGCCCGAAAGTTAGCTGGCGGCCCAAAATGTGCCCTGACCTGCGCAAACACCGACACACCCGCAAGCCTCTGACCTGCGGAAACACCCCCCAGCTAACCCCCCCCGGGGGGGTCTGCGCGGCCCCGGACGGCGC